GGGTGAACCCCTACGCGGCGGCGACGGCCTCGCTCCAGAAGGCGGGCGAGATGAAGCCGGGAACGCGCGAGCTAACCAAGAAGGGCGAGAAGCGGCAGGCGAAGGGCGTAAAATGGCGCCACGCTCATCCGCTGGCGACTGGCGGCGCCGTCAAGCCATCGCTGGGGCGGGCCGGGCGGTGAGATGGCGGCGGAACCGATCTGGGTTGCGCTGAATGAGCATGAGCGCGCGATGGGTGCCAAGGAAGGGACCGCCCGTCAAGACGATGCGGTCAGGCGTGGCCTGAAAGACAAGTACGGCTTCGAAGGCGACCCGCTGGAAATTCACATTAACGGCGCACGGGGCGAGATCGGCTTTGCAAAGGTTGTGGGCGCCCATTGGCGGAGTTCCGTAGGCACGTTCAAATCCGGTTATGACGTTGGCAAGCTGCAAGTGCGAACGAGATCGCGGCACGATTACGAATTAATTTTTCGTCCCGATGATCAACCGATGGAGAGCCAACCCTTTGTCTTGGTACTCGGTAATTTCTCGCTGTTCTCTGTTGTCGGATGGATTATCGGCCGGGATGCGCGCCGGGACGAGTGGTTGCAGACCCACGCAAACCGCCCCAAAGCATGGTTTGTGCCGCAGGAAAGGCTGCTCGACATACGCGAGCTGTCGCCGGATTTGACAGGCGGCACGGGACCACTTCGCCGCAGCATTGATTTGGCGGAGTGGGTGCGTGAGGCGTTCGAAAACGGCGACCAATGACGGTCGCCGTCTCTGACAATATCAACGACGCTTCGATGGCGTCGGATGCTCGCCAGTCGGAATGGCGACGACCACCCAGCCGGTCACTGGAGTCCACGCGACTTTCAGTTCCCAGTTGGGAGCAGGCCCGCCGGAAGGCGGCGGCGGCAGCACAATCGGGTGCTCGGGACGCACGTAGCCAGCATCCACGTCGATGCCATAACCGGGATCGACCGGATCGACCGGCGGCGGCGTTACCTCTACCGGGGGCGGCAGCACAATCGGGTTGGTCGGTCGCGGATCGGTTGGACCCCAGATGCCAAGACCAAGATCAATGCCATAGCCCGGATCGACCGGCTGATCGCCGCCTCCCGGCATCGGCCCGCCACCGATCTCAAGGCTGGGATCGACCGCCGCGACGACAACCGTCTCGCCAGCCTTCAACTTAATAGTCGTCCTCATTGTGGTTTCTCCTAGTGTTGCAACGATTGCAACTTTATCACGCCTTTGTAACCAGCGTCAGACTGCGCTAGAACCTTTTGCGAGGCGAGAGGAGGTGCGTTGAGGGAATCCGCCCATGGCTACGCCGTCCAAGCCCGCCGACAATCACAGGTCTGCGCAACACGCGCCCGCGAAGCACGAAGAGCCACCCAAGCCCGAAGCCCATAAGGCCCCCGCGCGCCGCGCGGCGCGTGCAGCGGACCCCTACCCCGTCCTGATCGATGCTGCGTCGCTGTACAAGAATGGCCACCGCATCGCCAAAGAGGGCGACCCGCCCGAAAAATGGATGGTGATGGGCACACTCGGCGATGGTACGCCGGTTCATCAGGTGCCGCTGACGCCCGAGATTGAAGCGGAGATCAGGTCCGGGGCATTCTATTTGGCCGACGGGCTGACGACGGGGGACGCCGCGCCGCCCATGGGGCCGCCGGTTGTCGTTGATAAGCCCTATGTCGGCGGCGTTGCGACAGTCGGCAGCACGCTCGACTGCACCCAAGGCAACTGGACGAACGTCCCGACCAACAAGGTCTACCAGTGGCTACGCAGCGGGACGCCAATCGACGCTGCGACGACCGCCAGCTACCTCCTCGTGGCGGACGATGTCGGGGCGATGATGTCGTGCGAGGTCACCGCGATCAACGCGAGCGGGCAGGCAAGCTCGACCAGCAATGAAGTCGGCCCGGTTGCCGCGCTGGCTAGGAAGTAAGCGCAAATGGCGGCCGGACTGGGTGCGATTCGTTTGCCGGGATCGCTGGGCGACGGCATGGATGACATGGCGCCGCAGCGCAACAACGCGCGTCAGGGCAGCGTCATCATCGATCTGAACGACGATGACGAGCCCGACATTCCCGATGTCGATACCGACAAGGGCGTCGAGATCGAGGGCGGCGGGGTCGTCGTCCGTATCGGCCCGGCGCTCGCCAAGCCGAAGGAAGACCTCAAGTTCTACGACAACCTTGCCGAAGCCCTGCCAAGAGAGGTTCTCGGCGGGGTCGCCGACGAGCTGCTGCTGCGCATCGAGGAGGACAACCGCTCGCGGCAGGAATGGCTCGACACTCGGGGGCGCGGCATCAAGATCCTTGGCCTCAAGATCGAGGAGATGCGGTCGAGCGGGCCAGACGGCTCAGCGCCGCTGGAGGGCCAGTCGCAGATCCGCGCCAGCCTGCTGGCTGAGTCGGTCGTACGATTTGGGGCGAACGCCTTCGCCGAGATGTGCCCTATCGACGGCCCGGCCAAGGTCACTGAGGATACCGCCGCTGCGACCGTGGAGCTTGACGACCTCGCCGACGCCTTGGAGACGACCCTCAACCATTACCTGACGGTGGTCGATAAGCCGTGGGTTCCCGATACCGATTCGATGCTGCTGCGGATCGGCGTCGACGGTTCGGTGTTCAAGAAGGTCTATCACGACCCCATTCTGCGCCGTCCGATCTCGCGCGCCGTCTATGGCGAAGACGTGATCATCAACAATTCGGCGACCTCGATTTACGACGCCAAGCGGATCACCCACCGGGTGATGATGGCGCCCTCGACCCTCCGCCGCATGCAGCTCGCTGGCGCCTATCTCGACATCCCGATTGGCGATCCCGGCTGGAAGCAGAAGGATGCGCCCGAGCTACAGTCGGAGGAGGTCAGCGGCGTCCGCAAGAATGAGAGCCCCGAGCGCGACGACCGCGATCACGAGATCTTCGAATGCTATTGCGAACTCGATCTTGAGGGTTTCGAGCACAAGACGAAGGGCAAGCCTGACGGGCTCGCGGTGCCTTACAAGGTCGCCATCGACCGTGAATCGCGTGAGGTGCTGGAGATCCGGCGGAATTACAACGAAGACGACGAGATGTGTCTGCCGAAGACCTTTTTTGTCCAGTTCCCGTTTATTCGCGGGTTCGGCATTTACGGCATCGGCCTCTCGCACCTTCTCGGCAACATCGCCAACGGCATCACCGCCGCGTGGCGGGAGTTCCTCGACGCCGGGATGTTCTCGAACTTCCCCGGCCTATTGGCTGCCAAGGGCTCGGGACGGCAGGACAATTCGGTCATCCGAATACCGCCCGGCGGCATGAAGGAGATCGAAACCGGCGGCCTGCCGATCCAGCAAGTCGTGATGGGCATGCCCTACAAGAGCCCCGATGCGACCTTCGTCAGCTTCATCCAGCAACTGAATCAGGAAGGGCAGCGCCTCGGCGGCACGGCCGACATCATGGTCGGGGAAGGGCGGCAAGATGCACCTGTGGGCACGACGCTGGCACTCATCGAGCAAGCCATTAAGCCGCTCCTCGCCACCCACAAGCGACTGTGCGCCGCCCAGTCAGATGAGCTTCAACTTCTGGTCGAACGATTCCGAGAAGACCCCGAAGCCCTGTTCCGCCACAAGCCGAGCGCCAGCGGCGTGTCGTGGGACGAGCAGCTCGTCGTCAAGGCGCTGAACACCTACCAGATCGTCACCCGCGCCGATCCGAACACCGCTTCGCACTTGCAGCGCATGCTGCGCAACGCCGCCCTCTACATGATGGCGAAGGACGACCCACCCGCCTTTGACCTCACCGCGATCCGGCGCACTTGCATCCGGGGCATTGGCTTCGCCAACCCCGACCAGTTCTTGAACCAGAACCCGCAGCCGCCGCCGCCATCGGCCAAGGATCAGGCCGCCGCGACCACCGCTCAAGCCGCGCTCCTCGACGCGCAGGCCAAGATGGGCCAGCTCCAGCTTGATACTAAGAACGCGCCGATGGAGGCGCAGGCGCGGCAGATGGACGCGCAGGCGAAGATCGTCGGCGCTAAGGCTGGCGTCCAGAAGCAGCAGATGGCCACCCACACGGCGACCATCCAAGCCCAGAACGAGCAGATGAAGCCCGCCATGGAGCAAATGAAGCACCAGCACGAATCGCAGGAGAACCAAGCAGATCGTCAGACCGAGCTGATCAAGGAGCAGATGCAGCATGCCCACGAGATGCGGCTTGCCGGGATCGAGCAGCAGGGCGACCTCCAGAAAGCCCAGACGGACCATGCGGGCCGTCTAGCGGAGGTTGGAGCTAAACACCAGACTGAGATTGCTAAAGCTGGGATGGATCAGCAGGGGCGGATGCAGGAGGCCCAGTTCGGGCACCAAGCCGCGCTTGCCGAGGGCCAGCAGGCCCATCAGACGGCGATGGCGCAGGGCGCGCAGCAGGAGCATACCGCTCTCGCGCAGGGCGCACAGAAGCATGCCACCACCATGGCGCAGGGCGCGATGCAGCGCGACACGTCACTGGCGCAGGGCGAGCAGCAGAACCAAGGCAAGCTTCAGCAGATCAAGGCGGCGCCCAAGCCAGCGGCTGGCGCGAAGAAGAAGCCGGGACGGGCGACCGGAGGCCGGGTGACGACGCCGTTCGGCGAGGCCCGTCAGGCGCCTGACGGCCACCACTACGTCAAGCACCCCCACACCGGGCAGTATTTCCGGGTGAAGAAGGGGGAGTGATGTGGCCGTTGAAGACCTCGGCGACGCTGGCGACTGGAGAGCCTTTCCGGTAGATCACGATCCGTTCGCGGACGTTCCCGATTCATCCGCGTCACAGGACCGAAATCGCGATTTGGGTTATCAGCGCTTTTCCGGCCATGTCGCGGCTGGCCCCAGCGGCTTTGGGCGCCTCGACCAGATGGTTCGGGAGAGCGCTGCGCCTGACGCGCCCGAGGCCCAGCCGCCAGAGAAGCAATACTACGGCGGCCAATATGGCGCAGCCCTAGAGCATGGCTTCCAGAACCTCGCCGGGGGGATTGGCGGCGCGATAGGCGGGGCAACCGATCTGGTGGGTCAGGGGGTTGGCAGGGTAGCGGGCGCAGTCGGCGTTCCAGATCCCGAGGGGTTGGGCCGCGCCGTCACCCAGATGCTCGACTCCCCGGTTCATGGGCCGACGCCGAGTAGCGCCGCGCATGGGATGGCCGCCGCGCATGGGCTTGGCGGTCTGAGCGAATATGCTCCTGCCATGCTTCTAGGACCGCTGGCGCGGACGGCTGATCAAGGCAAGCTGGCGAAGGCCCAGACCATGTGGGCTCGTGGCGCTCTCCCGCAGGAAATATACGACGATACAAAGTGGCTCAAGACCCCGAAAGATCAGTGGCAGTTTGAAGCCCCAGATACCGCAGCCCGCTATGTCGAGGACAAGAAGGCTCGGATTCTCGGTGATGTCCTTCACCTTCCAGAGACGTATGCGGCCTATCCGGGGCTCCAATACATTCCGCTCAGCTATATGCCGAAGGGCAAAGAGGGCGGGCTTCGTGGCAGCTTTACGGCTAGCAGGCAAGCGCCGGGGTCAATGCAGTTTCCGCCGGGGGAGATGGAGCTGAAGCAGGGTCTTGGTAGCCCGAGTGTGCCGTTGCATGAAGTCCAGCATGGGGTGCAGTCGATAGAGCGTTTCCCCATGGGAGGAATGCCGAAGCGGCCATACGAGACTAATGCTAATTTCGATATGTGGGAGCAGTTCAGGCGCAACAACCTAGATAAGCTGGTACTTAATCCGCCAAAGAATCCGGTCGAATGGGGGAAGTACATGGGGATAGAAGACCCGACGGCGGCAGAGTTCGAATATGATGAGTTCAAAAGAGCCCACGATCTAGGTGTGAAAACGAACAGCCTGTTGCCGAAAGTGATATCATACGCGGAAAGAAAGGCGAACCACGACTACTATCTCAGCCATTACGGCGAGGCCGAGGCCCGCAATGTTCAGCATCGCTGGGAGGAGGCGCAGAAGCTGGGCGGCTACGACAAGTTGCCCCACCCATACAAAACATTGGACACGACTTATGTGAGCTTCCCGCCCTACGCGGGTGGCGGCCGGGTCGGTTTTGCGGACGGCGGCGTCCTGACCGACGACAACACCGTCTGGCCAGAGGATCAGCCGGAACAGCGGCCTTCGAACGTCCCTCCGCCACAAGGCTTCCAGTGGAGCCCGATGAGTGCGCCGGGGCTTGTGGGCGGCCTCTACAACATGGCGAAGAGCGGGCTCGGCCTGACCGGCGATGTGGCCTCTGGCAAGGCCCGCATGGAAGACCCCGAGACGCAACGGCGCGTCAACGACATGGCGGGGCTGGTGACGCTCGGCGCGGGCGCGATGCCTGCGGAGGCTGGCGCACTGAGCATGGGGGCGCGCAACCTGTCGCCGCTCGGGTTCTATTCGCACGGCGCCGATGTGGCGGCGAACTTGCCCCAGAAGGTCGGGACGACGCAGCAGATGAGGGCGGCGCTGGACAAGGCTGGCGTCAAGCCCGTCGAGATGGAGGGGGTTGGGCTGGGTGCGGAAGCGATGCCCTATGGGTGGAAGAACCCACCCGTCAACCCGTCCGTAAGCAGTGAAGAACTGGCGGGCCGGTTCCGGCAGGCCTCGCCGCAGCTTCAGGAGACGGTGCTGGCCAATAAGGGCTCTGGCAACAGTGCTCGCCGCTATCTTTATGTCGATCCCGAGACGGGCGCGCCAAGCCGCGCCGAGGGCGCGACAAGGATCGACAACCCGGCATGGGCGCCGTGGCGTCCGCCGCCGCAATTCGAACAGCACTCCCTGCCCGGCGGGCAGAACTACCGCGAAGTGCTGATGCACTTGCCAGCCAATCAGATCAGCGATGCGGACGCCCTAGCGGAGGCGCAAAGGTTTTCAAACCGCATCGGCGAAGATTGGAACAGGGTCGCGCCTGCCGATCAGGCCAGATACATCCAAACCGCTCGTGAGTCGCTGGCTGAACGAGGAGGCTCTCCAAGCAACTTCAAATCCTCCCACTGGGACCAGCCCAACGTTGTCGCCCATCTGCGGCTGAACGACCGCACGGGCGTGGCTGACCTAAACGATATCCGCAGTCGGGCGGCGAGCGCGCTTGGCGCTCGGCCACAGGATCTTGGCTCTGGCGCGGCGGCAGCGGCGGTCCAGAAAGGGGCCATAACCCCAGAAGAGGCCGCGTCGCTGTCCAATGCCTCTGGATGGATCAACGGCTTTAAGGGCAAGCCCGGGATCGAACCAAGGCTCCTGCACATGGAGGAGCTGCAAAGCGACTGGGGGCAGAAGGGGAGGGATGAGGGTTTTGCTGATCCCAAGGTGATCCAAGCGCATGAGGATTATGTCGCCGATATGCGTCGTCGGATGGCGGAAGGCATGACGCAGGACGGTATCGCTTCGGGTGTTGATCCTGTGAGATCGGGTCAACTGGCCAAAAGCACTGCTGAGAAGATGGAGCCGTGGCAGCTAGCTAAGTATTTGGGGGAAGATCAGACATTGCGTGATGTGTACGCCAAGCGGGTTGCGGAGGAGAAAAAGATCCCTCCCGGCCCCTACGTCACCAACACCAATAGCTGGACGGATCTCGGGCTCAAGCGGGCGCTGATCGAGGCCGCGCGCGGCGATTACACCCACCTAAGCTGGACGCCCGGCGCCGATCAGGCGGCGCGCTACGATCTGAGCAAGCAGATCGATGAATTGCACTACACCCCCGCAATGTCTGGTGGTCTTTTGCGAGGAAAAAAGGACGGACAATGGGTTGTTACGCAGAAAGGCGTCTCGCCGGATGATCTCGCTGGGGCGGTTGGGAAAGAGGTAGCGGATAAGCTTCTTGCTGCACCGCTCAATCACGAGCGATTTGAGGCTGGCCCAACGCATGAATTAAAGGGTCAAGACCTTCAGGTCGGCGGCGAGGGGATGAAGGGGTTCTACGACCGGCAAGTGCCCAATCAGCTCGCCAAACTCGCCAAGAAGCTCGACCCCAACGCCAAGATCGGCACGAGCCAGATCAATGCGCCAGTAAGGCGAGACAATCCGATGGGCACCAAGACCGTCCCCTCGCTGGAGATTACGCCGCTGATGCACGAGCGGATCTTGCAGGGCCTGCCGCAATACCAGCGTGGCGGCCGGGTTGGGTTCGCAGACGGCGGCTCCACTGCCGCCGTCCCAGAGCATCCTGATACCTTGCGTCTCCAGCACGAAGCCCTAGTGAGCGGGAGAAAGGAGCTTGTCTTTTACCCCGGAGGCGAGGGCTTCAACAGAAATAACTTTGCCGGTGTGGGTTCCAATCTTGGCGTGGTGCAGTTCCCGAATAAGGATACGGCTGTTTTTCGTAAGGACGGCCCAAACAGGCTTACGCCTAAAGGCGTCAAGGCAGCGATTCGGGCGGGCAGGCTTCACCATTTACTTGGCTATCCGGTATCCCGCGAAGAGGCGGTCGCCCGCACCCAGCCGCCGTTTAACGAGCAAGGGCTCGGTATTGTCGAGCGCGCTCCTGATGGCACGGAGGCCAGAGCCGCTGCCGCGACAGACGCCACTGCCGCTACTCAGGCGGCGGCAATGGAGAGGTCGAAGCTTTCGCCGGAAAACACGATAAGCGCCGAGTCCCCGGAAAAGGTTTTGGCTGGCCGGGCGGGGTTCGCAGACGGCGGCGCGCTGGAGCCGGTCGAGGGCAATCCATTCGAGGACATGAGCGCGACCCTGTCGGCGAGGCCCGCCCCGCTGCATGATCGTACGATGCGGCCGACCGATGTCGCGCGGGCCAAGGGCTTCCCCGAGCCGCGCTCGCCGATGCACGAGCGAATCGCCGCCGCGTCGCGGGATGATCTGGAAGACCCGTCGATCACCGCCCATGGCGGCTACGGCACGCCGATGAACTCGGCCGACATCCTCGCAGGGCGCGCCGGGCCGGTGCAGGAGATGCGACCCTACGAAGATCCGACATTTAGCGGGCAGCTTGGCGCGGCGATGGAGCATGGCGCTGAGCGGCTGGGCGCGCCGATGTCAGTCGTACGGTCGGCTGGCGATATCGGGCAGACGGTGGGGGAGTTCACCGGCCTCGACATGCCGCATCACGCCGAGCAAGCCGTGCTCGCCGCGAAGCATGGCGACTACGGCGCGGCGGCAGGCGAGGCGCTCGGCGCGTTCCCAATGCTCCCTGCCGCTGGGGCTGCTCGTCTCCCGGTGCGGGGAAAGATCACGACGGCGATCCGCGAAGCCGCATCAAAAGGGAATGATGCTCGGGTGACGGCGTTGCAGACGATCCATGACGCCCAGCAAACAAGGCTCAATGAGGACATCGAGAGGCTCAACCAGCTTACGCCGGTCCCTGTTGCCCCGCGCCGCTCCCCCGGCGGGAGCCAGAACCCGGGCACGGCAATTCGCGACAAGCCATATGATGAGGCGCTCTCCTTGGCGGATACCGATCATCACCTGATCCGCGATACGGGCGCCAACCCCAGCTCCTACTACGTCGGCGGCCCGACGACCGTGAAGAAGCCTGCCGATCTCACTGCGCTGCGTCGCCAGAATTATGGCTATCTGGCGGGCAGGCCTGATGGGTGGGATTGGTACGACCGCTATCGCGCCACGCTTGGCGAGCTTCATGGCGACACGCCGCCGCCCGGCAATGCTGTCCCGGCCGGGACATGGTCAGCGAGCATGGAGGGCCAGTGGTCGGCCCAGCACCCTCCTGCGACCGAGTTCGGCATGGCGCAGAAGGAGCGCTCGGGGGCGATTGCTGGCATCCCGCAGCGCGCCAATACCGACGTGCAGCATGAAGCGTTCAACCGAGCCATCGCGACAGGTGACCCGAATGAAATGCAGCTAGGCAACAAGACAGGCCAGTACGCTCAATTGATTGAGGCGTCGCGCGGTTCTTTGCCGCCGCAGGCGACGGGGGTCAACGACTTTCGCCATGCCACGCAATTGGGTTACCGCGAACCGGACGGGAGCCCGTGGGACCGTGCTCTAGGCGAGGCTCAGCATCGCTTTGTCGATAATGAAACCGCCAAAATGGTGAAGTGGGCGAATGACAACAGGATAGCAGGCAAGACCGACTGGACCGGCGAACAGGTGCAAGCTGCGATCTGGACCCGGCAGAAGGCCGAGCAGGAGATGGTTGACCGGCCAAATCTTGTTGAAGAGCGCATAAGGCAGGGAATGAGCCCAGAAGAGGCCTATGAGCATGCGTTCAACAATGAGGCATGGCCAGCGGGCAATGCGACGATAGCTGAACATCTGCCCGGGTTTACGACCTACACCACGCACGAAGCGCAGCCGGGCCTAGAGATCGCGAAGACTGGTCATCTGCCGAAGGCAGCGCAAATGACCGACGAGGAGCGCCAGCAGTTCAAAGATAACCCCTTATCGAGCTGGCTGAGCCCGAAGGGGCATGACCGGGTGTATTCCGGCCTCGGCGTCGCCGGGACGCCGCAAGTGTCGATGATGACGCGGCCAGCGAGCCCGAGCCTTGGCAAGTTTCCTACCGATGCTGGCGTTGAATATAACCCGTCCACTACCGGGCGGGTCATCACGGGGCATGGAGCGAGGGAGTCGGAAGAGAAGGGGGCGAAGGCCGTTGCGGCTTACAACCCCGCCGACGAGGCGATTTTGACGGCTGGCGAGACGTTGAGAGGTGCAATAGACGCCCAGAATGCGAGCGCAGCGCACCGGATCTTCAAGGGGGGATCACCAAAAGAGATGAACGCGCTCGATATTCCGCTTAGGGGCGCGACGCGCGAGCAACTGGCCCAGTTGGAAAATATAGGCAGTAAATATGGGCTACATGACGCTATCGACCGGGGGCAAAACGGCGTCACCCTAACCAGCTTCAGGGATCAACCTCCCGATCTCGCTGGGAGGTCGTATAGGGCGCTCCTCAACGATCTTCAGGCTGGCGGTTTTGACGCGAGCAAGATCGAGCGCGGCAAGATCGCCTCGATTTATGCTGATCTGGAAAAGCAATGGGCGGCAGGGCCGGGGTCCGGTCAGGTGACCCAGTTGATCCTCGATAAGCTCAGTACGCCAGAAATGCGCGAGGCTTTTGCTCAGAACCCGCATCTTGCCGAGATCGCCCGCAACCGCATCCTGCGCGACGACGAGGCCGCCAAGCAATGGGGCGGCCAGCGCTTAGACCTACGCAACTTGCGGGCGATCATCGCAATGGGGAAGGACTGGCCCGACAGGCTTGAGCAAGCGCGTAAGTACGGGCTGAAAGCTCTTGTTCCAACGGCAGCGGCGGCGGGTATCGCACTCTATCCCGAGGCAGGCCTCCCGGCGGGATTAGGGAATGATGCCAATACCAGCGATCAGACGCCGTCAGCACGGCCGATGGCGGGGGCAGGCCGAGCGAGGCGAGATCAACTCCAATGAGATCGGCCTTGTCGCAGGCGACATGGAATGGGATGCTATGTGTCCCCCCAGACCACCAAAACTTTGGCCTCCAGACGCAAATTGGCATCAGGGCTTCAACCCTGACCACCGCTGGAGCGGCGATCAGGCTGATCAGTCCCGTGAGGAATCTCCGCCGGGGTAGGATCATCGTTCAGCTCTTCCTCTATGTCGGGCTTCCAGTCGTCGGGCAGGCCGTACTTCTCCCGTAAGACCTCTTGGTATTCGAGGCCGGTGCAGACCCAGACCTCCCACATGTCGTTCCAATGCATCACTTGATCCCCACGGCCTGCTTGGCGGCTTCCTCGGCCTTCAGGATGATCATCAGCTTGTTGATCTCATCCTTCTTGCCCGCGAGCGCCGCGTCATGCTCCTTCTGATCCGCGATCTGTTCAGGGGTGCGCGGGTCGGGTTCGCCAATGTTCTCAATCGCGGGAAGCGGCATGGTCTTGACCGGCGGCGCGGGGTCGGGCGGCGTTGCGGTGATCTCGACGTAGTACGACTTGTCGGGCGCGGGTGCGTGAAGCGAAACGTGCGTGACGCCGCAGCGCTGCGGATAAGGGTATTTCCACACCGAAAAGCGATGGCAGGCGGTTGCGGGCTGGGCGCTGACCAGCAGCGTGGCGAGGGCGATCTTGATCATTGGCTGCACCATTCACAGTTGGGGGTTTCGCATTTGGCAACGCCGTAGTTCATGCGTTGCGCCACGTCGTCGAAGTCGGGCGTCCATGGCTGGCGGGAGCTATCGACCAGCTCGTGGATATCGGCGCATTTCCAGACATGGCCATGCGGCGCCTCGACCCGCAGCTCGTTGTGGCCAAATCCGCGATCATACTCCACTGTCGCGCCAACAGCTTTGGCGAGGCTTTTGATGCCTCTAAGGTTCACGGGGTCGTCTCCTTGGTTTCGAGGCCCTTGAGGGTCCAGCGGTGGGTGACCGGGTCGTCCGACTCGACGGCGCGCCGGTTCTCGGCCCCGGCCTTGCAGCCCATCCAGCGGTTCTGAAGGTCGATGGCGTAATTGATCGCCTCGCCTGCGGTGGCGAAGCGCAGGCCGTTGCCGACCCAGCTATTTTCGCCAACGCCTTTGATCTCGGGAATGAATGACATGGGGGCTCCTCTTGTCGCAGTAACAGCTACACTCGACCCTCCTCATTGTCAACCATGAGATTTCCGCGTAGCAATTGCAGCGAGGCAGATGCGGGATGTGAGAACCGGGAGGCTCCCTATGACGGGGCTGACGCCGAAGGCTCATACCCAAGCGGTCCTCAAGAGGATGAATCTGGCGGGCTCTGTTCCGGGGAATTTGAACCGGGACAACGACGCCAGCGGCGACAATTACGGCCTCGCCTCCGCGCGCTCATCCGACTCTTCCAGCTTCCAGATGGACGGCGCGCCGAAGAGCCCGCACATGGGCAGGCCCGGGCGCCAGAGCGGCGGGCGGATCTCTGGCGACCTCGTTCGCACCCGGCGCACCCCCGAGGAAACCGCAAGCGACATCGCGAATGAGGACAAGGTCGTCAACGCTCTGGCGAAGGATCGTCGCAGCGAAGGCGCTAGGGACGCTGTAAACGGGGCTAAGATTTTGCGTATGTCGCCAAGCCAGCGCGACGCCTACGCCAATGAAAAGGACGGGGGGCGGATTGGCCGCTGGAAGGGCGGGGCCGCTCGGGACAAGCTGGGGCAGAAAGACGCTTTGGCCTCGGATAACCCCGGTTACGGGGATGCGATGCCGGGCGAGCGAGAATATTACAACTTCATTCGCGGCGGCCTTGGCACGACGAAGGTCGGAGCGCCGATGGGCAAGGGCGGCGTCGGGTCTGACGCAACCGCCGAGCCGACGAACCAAGCCAAGGGTGGCCGAGTCGGCCGCGCGCGGGGCGGGCGCACCAAGGGCAAGACGACCGTCAACGTGATCATCGGCGGGCAGAAGACGATGCCGCCGCCAGCTCCCATGATGCCTCCTCCGCCGATGGCGGCCTCCGGTCCCGTCGGCCCGCCACGGCCTCCCATGCCACCTCCCGGCATGGGTCCGCCGCCCGGCGGCGCGCCTCCGGGCATGGGGGGTGGACCCCCTCCCGGTATGCCTCCGATGCTCCGGGCGCGGGGTGGGCGAATCGAGATCTCGACCCCCGGCAAGCACGACTACGGCAAGGCTGGCGTGCCGCACGGCAAGATCGATGAGAAGTACGGCGGCGGCTCTGGCCTCGGCCGACAGGCGAACGCGCGGCGCCAGAAATGACAGACCAGACTTTCGGCGAGCGCGCGGTCGGGCTGTCGTTCAATCCGAGCGGCGACGACGCGGTGCATCTTTTGAAGAGCGCTGCGGCGTCGTTCATCGACCTCTGCAATGAAGCGCGCGAGCTGACGCAAGACCCCGAGATCAAGCGGATGTACTCGATTGCGATCACCGAGGCGCAGACCGCGCAGATGTGGGGAGTCAAGGCGGCCACATGGAAGGCGGCCTGATTGGACGCCGCCAGCCTCTATTTCGGAGGCAAGCTCTTGGAGATCATCCGCGCCAAGCAGGCTGAGATGTCGAAGCCCTTATTGCTCGGGCAGGCGCTCGACTACCCCGACTACAAGGCCCGCGCCGGGTATCTGAAGGGCTTAGCCGATGTCGTCGGCTGGATGAAATCAATCGACATGGAAGATAAGGAGACGGCGTCAGCATGGCGACAGGATTAGTTCAGAAGCTAGCGCACAAGGAAGACCCAGCCACCGTGATCTGGCTCGCGCTGGGCAATGCGCTCGACGAGTTCGACATCGCCGCGCAAGGCGTCCTGATCGCCATGTATGAACGGCCGGATGACGTGAAGACCGAAGGCGGCATCCTCCTCCCGCACGCCCATGTGAAAGAGGACGAATATCAGAGCCGGGTCGCGCTGGTGGTGAAGCTCGGCCGCCGCGCCTTCACTGACGACGAGCATGTGAAGTGGGACGGCTACCACTGCGAGGTCGGCGACTGGGTCGCGCTGCGTTCCAGCGACGGCATGAAGCTCAGCGTCAGGGGCGTCCACTGCCGCCTGATCTCTGATGTGTACCTGAAATTGAAGATCCCTCATGCGGATGCGGTGTTCTGATGCCCCCCGATGACGACGAGATCGCCAAGACCCAGAAGGAGCATGGCGCCTATTTTCGCGCTTCGACCGAGGAAGAGGAATCGCCAGAAGGGCGTTTCGATCCGGTCGATGTCGATCTGAACGCGCCAGAGAAGGGCGATAAGCCCGATACCGGCGCCGCCGCCGAGGAGCTGCGCGCCCAGCTAAGGCAGGCGCAGGAAGCCGCCGCCATGGCGACGCGCGCGGCGCAGGAACAAAGCCAGCGGGCGGCATACGCCGAGCAGCGCGCCGTCGGTTCGACGGTCGGCATGATCGATTCGGCGCTCGAAAACGCGCAGTCGGTCGCCGCCAACGCCAAGGCGAAATTCCAAGCCGCGCTCGATGCGGCGGACCACGCGGTCGCCGCGCAGGCGCAAGAGGAACTCTCCGACGCCCGCCATAACCTCCTTCGCCTGCAAGAACAGCGCGCGATGGTCGAGGCGCAACTGCGGCAAGCGCAGCAACAGCCGCAAAGGCAGCAACCGCCGCAAGAGCCGCAGAGCATCGACACGATCTCTCGCGATCTCGTCAACGCAGGCTATCCCCGCTCGGCCGATTGGCTCCGCTCGCATCCCGAATGGGTGAGCAGGCCAGACCTCCTGAAGCGGGTGGCGAGCGCCGACAACCACCTCGTCGATAACAAGGGGTTTGTGCGGGAGTCGGACGAGTATTTCGCCGCGCTGGAACAGGAGCTGGGCGTGAACCAACAGCAGCGGCGCCCTGATTACGGTCAACAGCGCCGCAGCGCCGCCGCCCCGACATCCAATTCCGCTCCGAGCCTGCGCACCGGCCAGCCGATGATGCGTTCGCACGTCACCCTGACCCCGGCGCAGCGCGAGGCGGCGGAACTGAGCGGCATGACCGAGCGCGAATACGCGCAGGAGTTCGAAACGGCGAGGGTCAACAACAAGCTGATTGGATATCGATGATGAGCGACGCCGCCACCGCCCGAGTGGGCAATAAGGAAACCGTGCGCAGCGAGGCCGAGGTCGCGTCAGCCAAGCCGCAGATCGTCGATCACGAGGCCCGCGCCCGGGCGCGCGTCGCCGAGATCAGGGCAATCCATGGCGATGACGACTTCAGCGAGGTGTTCGTCGATAAATGGTATGCCGAAGCGCCTCCCGGCTGGGTCTACAACTGGAAGACGCACTCGGTTTGGAACAAAGAGTATCCGCAGTATCTGAGCAACATGCAGCACAATGGCTGGAGCCCGGTCCCGTCGCACCGCGTGCGCCACCTCCTCTACCCCGAGTATGACGCCGAGAACACCATCATCGACGGCATGATTCTGATGGAGCGGCCGAAGGAAATCAACGACCGGGTGAACAAGCGCGATCACCGTCTCGCCATCGACGCCGTTCGCAACAGCGAGAGGAAGCTCTCGGACGCACCGAGCGGCACCGCGCCGCGCACCGCCTTCGCGGACACAATGCCCAAGGTGCGTGGCCACGTCGGCCCGGTCACCATCGACGATTGACATAAATCGGTGATGTGCATTAAGACTTGCGCTTAGCCGGTCCTTCCGGCCTCACGGCCCCGTGGCGCTCTCGGGCTCGTGCATAATCCAAGCTCATTGGCGGCGCTCGTCGATGGCGATTCTTCTAACCCTTGCGGGAGAAGTTCGTCATGGCGAATACGTTTGCCCCCTTTGGCTTCGCAGAATCCCACCGCCTCGGCGCTGCGCCGACCTACCAGCTCGGCGCCGCGCGCCGCTGGATTCTTTCCAGCAACACTACTGCGATCTATTTTGGCGACCCCGTCATCCAGCTCTCGTCTGGCTACATTGGCCAAGCGGTCCCCGGGGCTAATCAAGTCAGCGGTATCTTCGCAGGCTGCGAGTACATCTCCAAATCCGCCAAGAGGGTCATTTGGAGCCCATGGTGGCCGGGAACCGGCGATGCCGTAGCCGCTCCAGCAGGCGGCCAGAACACCGGCTTCGACGTTATGGCGAAGGTGATCGACGACCCGATGACCGTCTTCCGCGTTCAGGCGAATGGCCAGCTCGCGGTGGGCCAGATCGGCATGAACGCCACCTTCACCTTCGGACTGACCGGGACCACGTTCAACGCGGCTGGCGCCCTCCCTGCGGCGAACCAGAGTAGCGGTATCAGCAACGTCGCGCTCGACATCACCCAGACTGCGCCTGCGGCGACCGCTGGGCTTCCCTTCCGCATCCTCGACTTCATCCGTGAGCCGCCGGGGGCGCCGGGAACGGACTTCACGAGCGCCTACGGATGGGCGTTCGTCACCTTCAACACTCAGGACTTCAAGACTTTAACCGGGATCTAAAACGATCTGTGACGGCCCTGTCCTGCCCGTCGCACATAGTGGAGAAGTTCAATGGCCGTCTCCGTCGCGCAGGCGTATGATCTGCTCTTCCCGGGTTTGCGCAAAGTCGCGGGCGAGTACAAGGATATCGACCGGATCTACCCTAAGATCTATCAGGTCGATAAGTCCTACATGGCCGTGGAGCGTACAGCCTCCATGAGGTTCCTCGGCCTTGCCGGTCTAAAGAACGAAGGCCAGCCAACTATTATTGATAATCAGGCTGGCGAAAGGTATATCTACAATCAATACCATAAGGAGATCGGACTTGGATACGCTTTCACCAGAAGAATGGTAGACGATAATCTTTACAAAAGACAATGGCGGCCATCTAATCTTGGTCTTCAGAAGTCGTTCAACCAGACGAAGGAAATCTACGGGGCCACTCCACTCAATACGGCGACCGTCTATGACCCGTCCGTGCTTGGCGATCAGGTTTCGCTCTGCAATCTGAACCATCCGATTGATGGCGGGTCGATCCCAAATCGGTTCACGGTCGATATGGATCTCAACGAGGCCTCGCTCCTCAATGCGCAGGCGTCGATCAGGGGGCTCTTCCGCGACAATGCTGGCTTGCGCATGCAGGCGCGAGCGAAGAGGCTGATCGTCCCCATCGCTCTTGAGCCTATCGCCATCCGCCTCCTGAAGACTGTCCTAAGACCGGGCAGCTCCGACAATGATGTCAACGCAATTCTGGAAACAAGCGGCGGTATCCCTGACGGGTTCCTCGTCCACGACTACCTGACATCGCCGACGTTCTGGTTCGTATTGACAGATCAGGAAGGCCTGTTGTATTTGCAGCGCGTCGCCTTCGAAATGTCAATGCAAGTAGACTTCACAACCGACAACCTCCTTGTGAAGGGTTACGAGCGTTATAGTTTCGGATACTTTGATTGGCGAGCTATCTGGGGCTCGTTCCCGTCGCAATAACTGAGGCACATCTATGGCCAAGGACACGTTTACTGGCCCGCTGATCGCCCTCGGTGGATTGGCTGGGGGATCTGGCGTCAGTTCGCCGAGGGAATACTCGGACGAAATCGGTCCCTCGATCTTCTGGGGCGGCGTGGCGATCCCGGCGAGCAGCGGGCCAGCTAGCAAGGATCGCACCGGCCCCGGCTCAATTGCGTCGGTTTACTGCGCCAGCCCGATCAGGACGATCAACTGCGCCCCGGTGGCAGGCGCCGTTAACCTGACCGTAGCCGGTCTGCCGACGCTTGGCACGCCGCTGGTCAATGTCACGACCTATGCCGCCGGGATTGGGGTCGGTACGCCGGTTCTCACCTCTGGCGGCGTTGCGACGACCGGCATCGCGCTCGACATGGGGCTCGATCTCGCCACGTTTGCGGCCACAGGCGGCTCGCCAAGTGGCGGCACGGCGACGCTGACGGGAACGTCGGCAGGCAATGCGTGGCGCTATCAGGTCGGTCAGTGGATTGGCCTCCTGAACGGCGGCACGGCTGGCGTGACGCGCATGTCGCAGATCGTAGGGATTGCGGGCGCCGTCCTCTCGGTTAACCCCGCCCCGGTGGCTGCGAGCGGCCAGATCACCCTCTCCAACCGCTACAACCCCAACCAGTATGGCGCGAGCCAGACGACGCCTACCTCAATCTCCTCGACGGCGTCGGCTGGCTCGGCGCGCATTCTGATCCCCGAGCTGGGCACCACACGCGGCGTCGGCGTCACCGCAGCGGCGTCAACGAATGGGCAAGTCCTCATTCAGGGCATTGGCGCTTTCGGCATGCAAGTAAGCGAGATCATCACCGCAGTTGCTGGCACGACTGTCTGGGGCAAGAAGACCTACGACATCTTCATTTCGGCAACGCCGCTGTTCAGTGACCCCACTGGCGGCCACAATCTGACCGTGAAGACATCGGACTTCATCGGCTTCCCAATGTCGGTCATGGACGCAAGCAGCATCGTCTCGGCGACCTTCGCGGGGACGCAATTGGTTTATACCGGCACCTCGACCGCGATCATCATTCCGGCTGATCTGACCTACCCGGCGACGACCATAACAGGCGATCCGAGGGGTGGGCTCCAGTTGAGCGCCAATGGGCCAGTGACCGGGCCGACGGGGACGCCGCCGGTCCTCAACGGCACCAACCTTCTGGTTGTCGATCAGCGGCTCAATCCGCTGCAAGTGGCGTTGTCTACTACGATCAATCCCGGGCCGCTGCTCGGCGTTCCCGGGGTCTGAGGAGGTTTCAATGGATCGCGAAGGCAGAGCCAAAGGCGGCGTCGTTTATGCTGGCAAGGGCTCAGTTCCGGCCAAGATCTTCAAGGGTAACAAGCGCTCGCCCAACACGCCTGATGCGAGCCTGAAGCGCGGCGCGGGGCCGATCTTCCGCAAGCGCGGCGGCAGGCTTCCCGAGGCGTTCAAGGAACATGAGGGCGACCCGGAAGATCGCGATGACAAGGCGACGGGCGGCGCCATCTCTGGCGGCAGCTCCAAGCCGAGCATGGGCCGTGCTGGCCGCAAGACCGGCGGCGCGTGCGGCAAGGCCGACATGAAGCCGACAACCTATCCTGAGACGCCGTCGATGCCGAAGGGCACGAAACTGATGGGAGATAGCGAAAGGGTTCCCTGATTTCGCATCCCCTCTGCCTCAACGACAGGGGGCCTTTTCGCAGAACCTGTTAGCTCGCCGCCGTTCCTTTTCCGCAAAAGGGCGGCGGCGATTTTGTTAGAGGATGAACGCGATGTGTGGCTTTGGCATCAACACGATTTTTCAGGTGGCGATTTTCGTCATCGTCGTCCTCGTCGTTCTGGCGTTGCTGCGCGCCCTTCTGGGTGATTTCTTCACCAGCATTACCAGCGCGCCCTACTGGAACATCATCCAGATCGTCATCGGCGGCGTCGTTGCGATCCTGATCCTGCTGTTCCTGTGGCGGCTGGCGGAATGCGCGGGCTTGTTCGGCGGGCGGGTTGGGGAGATGCTGCTCCCCGCTCTAACGTAAGAGGCTAGGCATGCGCCCGATTTCCGTCACCCTTGGCCCCTACGCCGCTGGCGTCGCCAACAACATTGCGACAGCCCAAACGCTGACCGGGACGCCGCCTTTCGCATTCGCGATCAATGGCGCTCTGCTCAGCGGCCCGGCGGCGGTTCTCGACGCTCCCCGCCAAGTCGCGATCACCTCGGCCGGAAACGATAGCGGCGTCATTTTCACCGTCAACGGGACCAACGCCAATGGCGATCCGATAGGTGAGCAAGTGCGCGGGGCCAGCGGCGCCGTGGCGACGACGAACACTCTGTTCAAGAGGGTCTATGCCGTATCGGCGAGCGGCCCGACGACCAGCGTGACCATCGGCACGGCGGCGGCGCCTTGGTTTAGTTCACCGATCAGGCTTGATGAGTGGGCGGAGCCCCAAATCGGCGTTCAGGTCGCGGTGACTGGCACGGTCAACTACACCGTCCAGTCAAGCTTCGATGAGGGGCCGGATTCGCTGACCAATCCAATTCCTCTAGCTTCGATGACTTGGGATACGAGCACGGCTATCGGCCTGCCCGCAGCGGCGGGGACGGCGACGGCTTCATTCGGACTGACGGTTGCGCCGCTATGGCTTAGGATTGCGCTCAACAGCGGCACCGGCTCGGTGAGAATGAACGTGGTGCAGTACAACAACTACACGACCTAGGATCGTACGATTGAGGACTAGATGGTTGACCTTAACCTCACCGAAACCTTCGACTTCGCGCCGTCGGTTGGCGAGGTCGTCCTCAATGGGCTGAGCCGCATCCAAATTCGCGGCCCGATGGTCAAGACCCCGATGCTCCAGATGGCCAATCAAGAGGCCAATCTGATGCAAGTCGAGTGGTCGAACCGGGGTCCGAACTTGTGGACGGTCGATGCGCAGGAAGTCGATACCGTTCCCGGCTATGCGACCTATTCCGTCGATCCTTCGACCATTGCCATCTTGGAGGCGACGCTCGGGCAGGGCGACCCGCCGAACGAAACGCAGATCCTGCTGACCTCGATCAGCCGCACCGAGTACATGGCTTACCCAAACAAGGCGACGCCGGGACGCCCGACCGTCTACTGGTACGACATCCTGATTGCGCCGACGATCACCCTGTGGCCAGTGCCTGACCGGGTCTACCATCTGCACTTCAGCCGCTACCGGCAGCAGATGGATGCGACGATGCGCCGCGCCGGGAACTTCGAAGTGCCCTATCGGTGGCTCGATGTGGCCTGTGCTGGCATGGCGCACCGGCTTGCGCGCCACTATGCGCCAGCATTGGAGCAGCAGCGCAAGGCCGACTACAACGAGGCCTACGAACACGCCGCCAGCCGCGACAAGGAGAACGCGCCGATCTATCTCTCGCCGATGATCGAGTACTACCATGCCTGACAAGAAAGAATGAGCCATGGGATGGGCGAGCCAATCTGGCCGGGCGATCACAAATCCAGAAGCGCCGCGCGCCTTCGCGGTCTGCGACAATTGCGGCTTCTGGTACAACCATTCCGCGCTGAAATGGAACATGGAATGGCAGGGGACGCAGCTCGTCAACTCGGGCTTCTTGGTCTGTTACCGCTGCAACGACAGGCCAAACCCGCAGCTCAAGGCGCGGCTGATGCCGCCAGACCCGGTGCCGATCCGCAATCCTCGGCCCGAGCAATATCTCTATTCGAGCCCGGTCAGGCACCTCGGGACCGAGCAGCAGCCTCCTCCGCCGCAGGGGTCTGCGATCTCGACTGAGCCGGATCGGCGCAAGAATTGGCCTGCTGGCGTGCCGCTGGAGATCGAGCCGTGAACGACTTCTCCGAGAGCAAGTTCGCGTGGAAGGGGCCGTTCGACAAGGCCAGCTCCAGACTGGCGACCTCGACGCGCCAGACGCCTGTAGGGCTTGATCAGGGCGTCCCGCCGCCAATTGAGCTTGAGATCCCGATCTCGCAGCTCCCGCTCGCCGGGCCGCTGTTCGGCGACGAGCTGGTCGCCATCGTCCAGAACGGCATCACGATGCGCTCGACGACGGCGGTCGTTGGCGCCCAAGGCGAGACGCCGGTCTTCATCTACAAGACCGCACAATTGGTCTATTCGGCCACGGTCGGGCAGACGGTATTCTCACTCTCGGTGCCGGATCACTACGGCAAGTTCTTTCGCCTGACAGATGCTGACGCGCTTCAAGTCACGGTTGGCGGCATCCGCTTCATTCAGGATGACGGCAGCGGCACGTTTGGCCAGTACACCGTCGATCTGCTGAACAACCGGGTTATCCTCCTCACGCCGTTCAGCACCGATTCGGTGGTCATCGTTGGCGATGGCGATGTGGCGGTGTTCGATATTTTCACCCTGACCGCGCCTGCCAGCGGCGGCGGGGGCGGCGGTGGGGGTGGGGGTGGGGGCGGCGCCACCATCCAGATTCATACGCAGGCGCTGGTTCTTGCGACCGTAAACACCTTCCCCGATCTGGATCTCTCGCCCGACGGCGGCATGATCATCATGTACGTCAATGGTGTGGCGTTCTCCAACGATTCGATCCCGCCCGCCTTTGAAGTGTCCGGCCGTACGATCACTTGGCTGAACACCGACTACTCCGTCTATCCAGCCGATGAAGTGGTGATCGCCTACAGCTATGGCGGCACGCCGTCCACAACGACAATGATGGATGGGAGAGGCGGTGGGCGGAGCGGCATTTCCCTGTTCGATGCTGGCACCGTGTCCGGGCTCAATACCGAGGGCTTGACCATTGCGACGGTGAATGTCTTTCCGTCGCTGGCGCTCGCCCCTAACGGGCAAATGATCATTGTTTACGTCAATGGCCGGGCATTCTCCAACAGCGCGGCGACGCCCGATTTTAGCGTGGCTGGCCAGACGATCACTTGGCTAAACGAAGATTATTCCGTCTACCCGTCTGACGAGGTCGTGGCCTGCTACACTTACGGCTCGACTTCCGGGGGAGGCGGCGGAGGAGGAGGGGGCATCCCCGAGGCGCCAGCCGATAACCAGCAATATGGCCGGGAGAATTTCGCGTGGACGGTAATCACGCCGTCAATCGGCGACGCCCCGAGCGATAGCGTCCTTTACGGCCGGGAGAACGGCGACTGGGTTGCGGTATCGACCTCCGGTAGCGGCATCCCCGATGCGCCCGGCGGGGCTGGCGTCGCCTACGCTCGTAGGGACTTTGGCTGGTCTACGCTGACGCATTCCGACATCACCGACTGGAACGCGAGCGTCCCCCCGGCCTACAGCCTTCCTCCAGCCTCTACGGTGCTGCGTGGCGGGGTGAGAGTCGATGGCACGACAATCACCGTCAGCGGCGACATGATCTCGTCCACGGGCGGCTACACGCTTCCCACAGCCTCCACGAGTGTTCTGGGCGGCGTCAAGATCGACGGCACCTCGATCACCATCGCCAGCGGCGTGATTTCATCTAATTATTCCCTCCCCACCGCATCCACCTCAGTGCTCGGCGGCGTCAAGATCGACGGGACGACGGTCACGATAAGTGTTGGCGGCGTCATCTCTGCTTCGCCCGGCGGCTACAGCCTTCCGGCGGCTACCACGTCGGTGCGCGGGGGCGTGAGGGTAGATGGCACGTCGATCACCACAAGTAGCGGCGACATCATCTCGGCGACTGCCTACACGCTTCCTACGGCCTCTACGAGCGTGCTCGGCGGCGTGAAGGTGGATGGCACCTCGGTCACCATTGCGAGCGGGGTGATTTCGGTCGCGGCGGTCGGCTACGCCGCGCTCCCGACGGAGGTGCAGCAAGTCCCGGTCAGCTTCATCTTCAGCGGCGTGCCCGCGACCGGGGCGGTGGTGAACGTGCCGATTGCGATGGCTCTGACCGTGCCTGCGAGCCTCGCCGGGACGAAGGTTTACGACAGCGTGCTATCGACCGGCTCTCCTAGCTTTACGGTGAACAAGATTTCGGGCGGCTCGACCACCGGGATTGGCACGGTGCAAATCACCAATGGTAGCCACACCTCGGCGACGCTCGGGGGGTCGGGCGGGTCATTGGCGGCGGGCGACGTGCTCCAGATCCTCGCGCCGACGGCGGATGCGACGCTCGCCGATCTCGGGATCACGCTTTTGCTGACGAGGGTCTGATGGCTACCGAGAAATGGATCGCAGGCGCGGTATCGTGGACGGCGTGCTTTGGCTCGGAGGTCAACTCATGCGCCAGTGGCAGCTCGGTCCTGTCGTCGAGCGTTCTCACCAATACCGCTGGGGACATGTTCGCCGACGTGTCGTTCGCCCTTGGATCGATGACAACTCTCGCGCCAAACACGCTTTCCTTATTTCTCTACCCGCTAAACCAAGACGGCTCGACCTACGGCGACAGTCAGTTGACGACCTCGCCGCAGGCGAAGACGCCATCCGCGACGTTGTTCGCCGGTCAGTTCAGCTCGCCGATTGTCACGACCACGCCGCTCACCGGCTTCATTACGCGCATCATCCTGCCAACCATTGGCGAGAGTTTCTGTTTCGCCATCCAAAACAATCTGGGCAACGCCATCGCGGCGAGCGCCAACACGATCAAGTGGCAGACATACAACCGACAAGTGGTATGACGTGCTCACATTTGACGGGAGGCTCGACCGCTACGACCGCGTTCCAGACCTTAGCCCGCCGCATCTGCGGTACGGGCTTGTCGGATGGTGGCGCGGCAGCAGCGGCCAAGATTATTCCGGCTACGGCAATCACGTCATTCCCGGCTCGTCATCGACTACGCGCCAAGCGCCGTTTGGAATAGGCAGCGCCTATTTCCTGAACGCCACGGTGGCCACTGCCCTGATTGGCGCGACTTCGAGGCCGTCAATAAACACTCAAGCCCTCACCTATGCGGCGTGGATAAATCTAGGCGCGACCGGACTGTTTAAGGTTGTGTATGGCGGCAACACCGCCACCCGCAACCCGCAAATGCTGACCAATAACGCCAATCCGGCGACAATTGGCTTTAGCGTCAACGGGAGTGGCTCTACCCTTAACAGCCCCGCAACCTTGACGACGGGGAAATGGTATCATGTCGCCGCGTCCTATATTTTTGCTGGAGATGAATGCTGCGTCTACCTGAATGGGGTACGGGTCGCTCATTCAAAACCATTCGGCAATAGCTCTGCCCTTGTTTACACAGGAGGGCAGATGGGCATCGGGGGAAATAGTAGCTTTATCTTCAACGGTCAGATAGCCGACATGCGGGTATACAACCGTGTGCTTGCCGATGCCGAAGTGTACCAGATTTATGCGCTGCCGTTCGTGACCGGGTTTGAATCAATCGAGCTGTCGCTGATGCCGCCGCCGCCCCCAGCCACGGGACGGAAGACGCAGGCAATGATAATGGCTTGAGGGCGCCATATGGCGCATTTCTGGAGGCTAGATAGCCATGAACCGGGTCCAAACCCTACGCTCTTCGATCACCGGCTGGGCGCCTGTCGCGGGGACGCGCCAGCCCGGTGAGATTTATGTGAACTGGGCCGATCAGGCCTTGGGGGTCATCGACGCCTCCAAGACTGCGATGGATCTGATCGCGGTGCGGTACTGGAGCATCCAAGCAAATTACGCTGCGGGCGCGCACGTCATTTACAGTGGGGCAATGTATAAGGCGCTCGTGCCGATAACGGCCGGGCCGTTCGACCCGACGCAATGGGGAAGCATCGTCGTTGGGGGCGTCGAGGAAGCGCCGCTGGACGGTCAGCAGTATGCCCGTCAGAGCGGGGACTGGTCAGTGGTGACCGGCCCCGGCGGCGCCTTCCTGCCCATCACGGGAGGCACGCTCACCGGGGATCTGGTCATTGCCGAGGCAACCGGCAACTCCTCGCTCATCATCAATAAGTTTGCCGCTGGTCATCTCGCCCAGCTCGAAGGTCGTACGAATACCGGGCTTCGCTGGGCCATCACGCTCGGCGATCAAACCCTTGAAACCGGGTCGAACGCCGGGTCGAATTTCAGCATCAACGCCTTCGCCGACGGCCCTGCCGACATTACGGGCCAGACCCCGCTGATCCATACGCCGCTGTTCATTGATCGCGCGAGCGGGCTGATCAGGGTCACGAATGATCCGCAGGACACGTACGGCGTCGCCACCAAGAACTACGTCGATCTGCACGCATGGCGCGAGGCGCCGACTGGCGGCGCGATCTATGGCCGCCAGAGCGCGTCGTGGGTGGTTATCCCGGGCAGCAGCATCTCCTATTTGCCGCTCGCGGGCGGCACCCTCACGGGCAACCTAGGTATCGCCCCGCCTGCGGGCAATCCCACTATTGCCCTAAGCAAGTATTCCGGCACTGCCGGTCTGGACAATGTGATTTACGGAGCGACAGCGGGCAGCGTCCGCTGGGTTATCGTTCCGGGTGATGACACCCCTGAAGGCCCCGGCAACGTCGGGTCGAATTTTGAAATTAATCCTGTCGCCAACGACGGCGTGACGGCTGGAGCCTCGGCGATCTCCATTGCGCGCTCCACCGGCCAAGTGTCAGTCGCGCACGATCCTCTCCCGGGCATACCGCTTGGCGTCGCCACCAAGCAATACGTCGATTCCACCGCCACGACCGTCGTCCGTGAGGCGCCGACGGATGGCCAGATTTATGGCCGCAAGAGCGCGGGATGGGCGGTGGTCCCGACCGGCGGTGGCCCCAGCGGCTCCTACCTTCCTCTGACCGGCGGCACCCTCACGGGCGACCTGACGGTTGCGGAGGCGACGGGCAACTCCACGATCATCATCAGCAAAGTCGGTAGCACGCATCTCGCTCAGCTAGAGGGGCGGACTGGCTCCAATATTCGCTGGGACATGACGCTTGGCGATCAGACGCCTGAGGCTGGCGGCAATGCGGGATCGGACTTCAGCCTCAATGCCTTTGCTGACGGCGCGGTCGATGGCTCGGCGCCGCTCTCCACGCCGATCTTCATTAGTCGCTCGACTGGGTACGTACAGTTTCCGGTGGGCGACCCTGTTTCTCCAACCGGCGCCGCGACCAAGCACTATGTCGATCAGCAAGTGGCGACGGTGAGCAGCGGCGGCTTTAACAACAACCTCATCGACAATGGCGACATGTCGATCTCCCAGCGCGGCACTGGCACACTCGTGGTGACGAGCGGTCAACCCCGGTTTTGGGTTGATCGCTGGGCGGGCGTTGCGACCGCGACGCGGTTTACCATGGGGCAGAACTATAACGGCCTCCCGCCTCCGACGGGGTTCGCAAATTTCCTTGGCGCGCGATGCACAACGAGTGGAACGCCCGGCTCAACCGACTATTTTGCCTTTCAGCACGGGTTTGAGGGGACGACCCTCAACGGGCTCAATTGGGGCACGGCATCGGCGCAGTCCCTGACCCTATCGTTCTGGGCGTGCTCGGATCGGACAGGCACGTTCTCAGGCGCAATCAACAATGCTGCGAGCACGAGGTCGTTCGTTTTCACGTTTGTGCTCTCCGTCGCCAATACGCCAGCCCGCTTTACCGTCACCATCCCCGGCGACACCACTGGGACATGGATCAACAGCGGCACCGGGCTTGCGATGTGGCTGTTTTTCAATCTTGGGTCGGGTACGAGCCTGTACACCGGCACGACCGGCTCATGGGTCGCGGGCAATTTTATCGGCGCGACCGGCTCGAACGGGATTATCGGGCATCTCAATTCGAACTTCTATGTGACCGGGGTCAAGCTGGAGCCGGGCAGCACCGCGACGGCGTTCGCGTATGATCCGCCAGCGGTCAGATTGCAGCGTTGCCAGAGGTACTACCAAGTTCTCGGACAGGTCATCTGCGACGGATATGGCGGACAAGGATTTATGACCATGTCGCACACATTCGTCTGCCAAATGCGGGATATCCCGTCGGCGAATGTCGTCGGCAGCGTCACCTACAGCAACGCCAATTCGTTCCAGTTTTTTACGAGAACCACGAACACGGTGACGGTGGGAGCCGTCACGACCGGCACCGGGGAGTCGGGGGCGTCGGCGACGGTTGAGCTGACGGCGGAGATATAGGCCATGAGCTACACCTATGACACTTTCCAGACGGCGCTCGCCATCGAGATGGCGGTGCCCAACAACGACCCTACCGATCCGCAGTTCATCGCCATCCTGCCAACCCTGATCGATCAGGCCGAGCAGCGCTGCTACCGCGATCTCGACCTATTGTACCTCACAACCACGCACAACATCACGCTCGTCCCCAACACCAACAATGTCGATATCTCCCTGTACCAGCCGCAAGTGCTGATCCTTGAGGATGTCTGGGTCATTCTCCCGGCTGGCGTTACCAATCCAGACCTCGCTGAAATCGTCCCGGTCTACCCGGCCAGCTTCGAATGGGTGCGGATGGTCTACGGAAACTCGGCGCAGAAGGGGCCGCCAAATTATTATTTTATGATCTCTGACCACCTCGTTGGGTGGGGTCCGTTCCCTGACGCCGCGTACACGGTGATCATCAAGGGCAAATATCGCCCGGCGCCTCTCTATTCGGCCGCGCCAAATAATGGGACACAGAGCACCGTGCTGACAACGCTCGTGCCGGATCTCTTCCTTGCGGCCGCGATGTCGGCCGCCGCCGCCTATCAGCACAACTGGGGCGCGCAGAGCGACGACCCGCGCTCGGCGATGTCGTGGGAGACAAGCTACCAGACCCTGCTGGTGGGCGCGCAGATTGAGGAAATGAGGAAGAAGATGCACGGCTGGATGCAGATGACCTCCGAGACGCCGCCGATGCCAATGCGGCCGGGAACGCCGGGACCAACCTGATGCCTTTCCAGACCGTCAAGCTGATGCCCGGGGTGCGCGCTGAGCAAACGCCCCTCCTGTTGCAGGCGGGGGTTGTCCAGTCGAACCTCATTCGGTGGCGTGACGGCCTGCCGGAAAAGTATGGCGGCTGGAAGCGGTTCAATTACGTCAGCGCCGGGCCGCCGCCGATCAACATCGCGCCGCCGCCGCTGGCGGGACCGCTCCGCGAGATGTGGCCATGGTCTGATTTCGTCGGCAATCTGCGCCTCGCTTGCGGCGGCGATCAGGGGCTCTTTGTCGTTCAGACAGGCGCGGTCGCCAACATCACCCCGACCGGCGCCGAGACGAGCACCGACTGGTGCTTGGTCAACTTCGGCGAAGACCTGATTGCCCAGCCGGAAGGCCAAGGCTTGTTCGTTTGGGTTGTGACGAACGGCGTCCCAGCCGGGCCAATCGCCGTGCCGATTGCCGAGGCGCCGCAGATCGCCACCGGGTTCTTCCTCGCGATGCCGCAGCAGCAGCTCGTGGCCTATGGCGCCTCGACCGGCACCGGCAGCGTGCAAGACCCGATGCTGGTGCGCTGGTGCGACAATGCCGACTATCACGACTGGACGGCGGCGGTGAACAATCAGGCGGGCAGCTTCCGCCTCGCGCGCGGCTCGCGGATCGTCGGCGGCATGCAGACGCCAATGCAGGCGATGCTATGGACCGATATCGGCATGTGGCTAATGACCTATATCGGCTACCCCGATGTCTGGGGTTTCAGCGAAATCGCGCAGGAGTGCGGCCTGATCGCCAAGAAGGCGGTCGCGGTGTGCGGCACGCAAGTGTTCTGGATGTCGCAGGACAGGTTCTGGACCTTCGTTGGCGGTCAAGCTGCGCCTCTTCCCTGCGAAGTTTACGACGCCGTCTTCCAGAACCTCAATCTCGCTCTTCTCCACAAGATCAGGTGCGGAACGAACGCTGGCTTCGACGAGATCACTTGGTTCTACCCATCGTTGGCGACCACGCGGGAGGGCGCGATCCAAGAGAACGATTCATACGTCAAATTTAACAGGGTGACGGGCGAGTGGGACTATGGAACGCCGATTGATGTCTTCGGCGGCGGCGCGAGCGGCGGCCTGATGGTTTCGGACTGGGTCGATTTCAATGTGTTCGGCCACCCGATCTCAGCAATGACGCTCTCGGACGGCATGACTTCGCAGATCATGTGGATGGAGATGGGCCGGGACGCCGATGTTGCGCCGATGAACTGGTGGTTCAGGACCGGATTTTTTCTCCTCAACGACGGCGAGGACTTTTTGTTCATCGACCGCGTGCGGCCTGACTTTCGGTGGCGGAAGTTCGGCGACGACCCGGTGAGAACCAGCGCGCAGATTCTGATCACGCTCTACACCCAGAGCGACCCGGCCAGCACCCGCCCCGCGACCTATGGGCCGTTCCTTGTGAATGCGCAGAAAGTGGAATTTGACCCGCGCTGCCGGGGGCGGTACTTCTCGCTCAAGGTAGAGGGTGACGATCTGGGATCTTTTGCCCGCTTAGGCGCGGTGAAGTTCCGTTTCGGCGTCGATGGGCGAGCGGGTTGATATGGCTCCCTTTACCGCTGGCGTGCAGGGCGATCTTCAGCCCGTCATCGCCGCGCTTCAAGCGATCACGGTCAAGCTGGGCGATCTCATCCGGCAACTGAACCTGTCGTTTCCGCCCGGAGGCAGCCCCTACGTCCTCAGTGCCGGGGGGACCATGACGGCAGACCCTACCGTCCCGCTCGGAGTGGCCACTAAGAGCTACGTCGATCACTTGACTAGCGGCCATTACGTCAGGGTCCGCGCCGCAAACAACACGCTCAACGCTACCGTCGCCAATGGCGCGGTCTTGCAGTTCGACACGGTCGATACCGACACCAATGGATACGCGCCGGGAACGACGCCGTTCAGTACGATCACGATCCCGGTGGGCTACGGCGGCGCCTACGTCATCAACGGATGGTCGAGCGGCACCGGCACTCAGGCGACGACGCTGGGCATGGGCATTATGATCAACGGCGGCGCCCTTTCCGGCACCAACCAGTCGATCACCGGACCCGCCAGCGTCACTTATGTCTTGGACAATGCGGCAGTCTCGGTCCTGCATCTGAGCGCGGGCGACACTGTCCAGTTGGTCAACAACAGCGTGAGCGCCGGGACGAACGCCTTCACCGCCGTCTTCCTGTCTCTGGCTTGGCTAGGAGGCTAAGGTGCCCGGTTTCAACCCTGTCCCCAGCTCGATCCAGATCTCACGCATGCTGCGCCGTCAACCGCCCATCGGCGGGATTGCGTTCAAATCTGGCGTGACGCAGCGTCCATTCCCGTTGAAGCGCGCGACTGGCGGTGGCATTCCCGAGGTCATTCCAGACGATCCGAGCACGCCGGTTATCGGGGGGATCAACACCGCTACCCCCGGCCGCGCCGATGCCCATCCGACGCACGTTCCGAAGGGCAGCTACGTCATGCCAGCCCACATTGTTTCGATGATGGGCGAGGGCAATACTGCGGCAGGGCTTGCGATGCTCACGAAGATGTTCCTGCCGCTGAAGGCGCAGGCGGGGCAGCAGATCACCATGATGGGGCAGCATGCTCCCTACGGGGCGACTGGCGCGCCCTATGGGGCGCAGATGCCGGGGCTGCACATGGGTCCGGGCGTTGGCATCCCGTCCCCTCCCCGCGCGCCGGTTCAATACGCGGGCGGCGCCGTGCCGGGCCAGCCTGATGAGGCGCTGGGCACGCCGATCAACATCAGCGGCGGCGAGTTCGTCATTCCGCCGGATGAGGTGAAGCGCAGGGGGCAGGGCAACATCAATTTGGGCCACGAGGTTCTCGACCGCTGGGTCAACGATCTTCAGGCCCACCACATCAAAACGCTGAAGCGCTTACCCGGCCCGGCCAAATGAGCAAGACCTTCAGCCACAACGACCGGCCGCCCAAGTCGCCTACGGATCTCTCTCACATCCGCCTCGCGGGCGAGGCCGACGAGATGCAGATCTTCTCGCTGTTCAGCCTGATGCATGCGGAAGTTTCGCAGCACCGGCTTTCATGGCCAAAGGTCGCTGCAATGATCCGGCTTGCGACCCAGCGCACGAGAGGGATCATTGGCGTCATTGGCGAGACGCATGACATCAAGGCGGCGCTGTTCGCGGTGATCGAGCCGGTCTGGTACTCGGACGAGTTCGTCCTCATCGAGTACTTCAACTACGTCAGGCCAGACGCGCGCCGCTCAACCTATGCGACCGACCTCCTCGCCTATGGCAAGCGGTGCGCCGAGGATCTGGGGATCGATTTTGTTTGCGGCGTATATTCGACTGTTCGTACAGAAGCAAAGTGTAGGCTGTACCGCCGGGTGATGCCGAAGATGGGCGAGTTCTATCGCTATCGGCCGCAGGGCGAGGTGACGGCGCGGACGCCTCTATCGCGGGCGACCCCCGCAAACCAAGTCGCGGCGGAGTAGAGCGATGGGCAGCGTACTGGCTGGCGGCAGCAACACATCGACGACATCGAGTTCACCACCGCCACAGGTCTTGGCCAATTATCAAGGCTTGGTGAACCGCGCGACCGGCGTCGCGAACACGCCTTACACTCCCTACCCGGGCGAGATGGTCGCCGCGCTGAGCGATCAGACATTGCAGGGCCTTGGCGGCGTCAACCAGTACGCGGGGGCCGCCCAGCCGTATCTTCAGCAAGCTGGCCAGATGGTGCAGCAGGGCAGTCAGAATCTTGGCCAAGCTGGCCAGATGACCCAGCAGGCGGCCAATAGCCCAGTGACGCCGCAGGCATTTTCTGGCAGCGAGATCGACAAGTACTCCAATCCGTTCACCAAGTCGGTGATCGATGCGACGCAGGCCGAGTTCAACAATCAGAACGCGCAGCAGGCGCAGTTCTTAAACTCGCAGAACATTGGAGCTGGAGCGTTCGGCGGCGACCGGGCCGGGATCAGTCAAGACATCCTCGCCAATCAGCAGAACCTCGCCCAAGCCCCGGTGATCGCTGGCCTTAACCAGTCGAATTACAATCAGGCTCTGGCTGAGTTCAACAACCAGCAGCAAACTGGCCTTGGCGCGCAAGAGTACAACAACAGCATGCTTGGCCAGATGGCCAATCAGTACGGCAACATCGGCACGGCGTTAGGCACCCTCGGTGGGCAGTACGGCAATGTCGGCACGGGGATACAAAACGCCGGGATGCAGGGCTCGAACGCGCAAGTCCAATCCGGCATGATCCCGCAGGCGGAGCAGCAAGCAGTTGATACCTCTCTCCAGAATGTCTGGAATCAGGGGCAGGCCTATCCGTTCCAGACGACCGACTTCCTCGGCAACATCATCGAGGGCACCGGAACCAATAGCGGCGGGACATCGCAGTCAACGTCGCCGGGGCCTAGCGCGCTTGGGCAGACCATAGGCCTCGGGACAGCAGGCCTCGGCGCGCTTTCCAATCCGGCCGTCACCAGCGGCATTGGCGCCGCATTCGCGGCTCTGCCGTTCATGGCGCGAGGGGGAAGAACCCCGTCGGATCGTGAGAATGTGAGGACGGTAGGAAAGACGTTCGACGGTCAGGATATCCAGAGCTACAACTTCGCGGGCGATCCGCGCACCCATTACGATAGCGGCGGCAGCGTCTCGCCGGGCCAGATCTACAACCTCGGCGTTGGTAAGGCGGCATCCCCGGCGGGCGCGCTGGCGCTGTTGGCTCCCAGTTCTGGCGCGGAAGCCGGGACGGGAAAATTTGGCAAGGGCTCGCTGGCGCTGACGCCGGGCGGCACGATCATGCAGGCGACCCCCGCACCGTCTCAATGGGCGCCGGGGCCTCAGTCTGTTCAGCCGGAATGGGGCGGCGGGGCAGCGTCACCCGCGAACCCCTTGCCAGCGGGTCCGATGCAGCAAGCTTCGGGGCCGAGGCCTCCGTTGCGGCCGGGGCCGATGGTGGACCCGCGACAGGTGGCGGCGGCGGACGGCGGGCGGATTGGCCGCGCGACTGGCGGGACGGCAATCGGCGGCGGCGCTCCTCAGATGTCGAACTGGGCCGTCTATCCGTTTCTCGACACGGCAACGCCGGGGGCGATAGCGCAGGGCTACGGCGTGCCATCGCCGTTATCCGGCCTCGCCCAGATGGAATATTCCGCCCTTACTGGCGGCGCGGCCCCCGGCTCCACTTTGCCAGCCAACGCCTTCACCCAGACTGGCAATGAATCGCTGTCGCCATCGCTGCCGAACACCTCGGGCGCCGCGCCCGGCACGGTGTTCAATCCAATCAATTACATGGACCCCACCCAGAATTTCCAGACGGCGGCGGCAGCGAATAGCGCCAACACGGCGAATGACATTGCCCTGCGAGGCATCGATCCCGCTTCCATGGGGCCGAACGCTTTTATCGGCTCGAACCCGCCGGGTGGGAGCCACCTTCCCCAGAACCCCGCAGCCGCTGCCGCTGGACCTCCGGTCAATCTGCTTGGCTCTGGTTCGGGTGGCGGGGGAGGCGGTGGGGGTGGGGGCGGAGGTGGCGGGGGTGGAGGCGGTTCAGGCTCTGGGGGCTCTGGCTCTCATAGCAGCACCTCGGGCTCGGGCTCCCAGAGCAACAGCAGTAGCGCTCCTAAATGGCTGGGCACTCCCATCAGCTCGATCCTCGATTTGGAGGGCAAAAACTATGTTGGGCCGACGATATCGGGCGGTTGGGTTGGCACGCCTTATAACCAGCTTTCGCCCACGCAGCAGGCATGGGCGGATCAGCAGAGGAGTGTAACCAGCCAGATAAAGAACATGAGCCCCAGCGAAGTTCTGAGCAAACTCACCTTGATGCCTTCCAAGGCTTACGGCGGCAGGACCGGGCGGCAGGACGGCGGCGGGCTCGGCGACCTAAGCTATTACACGCCGACCACCGGCAACGCGCGCGGGGCGACCTACCATCCGCCGATTCCGCCCCTCGCGCCGCCGCCCACCCCGCAGCCGATATATACGCCGCAGCATCACGCGCCGCACCGCGCTCCCCCGAGAGCGCAAGTTCCCTTGCCTCCGCCCCGGCCCCTGACGCCGCCGTCGCCAATGACGCCGCAGCCCGTTGCGTCCGCGCCTGCGCCGATATCGTTGCCCATCCTCAATCCCGACGAGACGAAAGATCCGTTCATCCATTATCCAGACGCCAGCTTCCCGCAGCCGTCATCGCGTCAGCCTGACGCCAATCCCGATGATGATCCAGCCGCACGTGAGCGCGGCCTCGACGCGCTCAAGGCTCTGCTGGGCGGCGGGCGACCCGGCTTCAACATGGGCGGCGCGAATGCGGGCATGCTGGGCCAAATGCCGCTCGCGGGCGCCACCGGCTACACGCCGCCGGGACAGGGCGTCACCGGCATGGATTCGCAGGGTTCGCCGATGGGCTCGGGCAGCGCCAAGGCCGCAGGCTTCGACGGTCTGTTCGGCTCTGGGTTCCAGAGAGGCGGGCGGATCGGCTTCGCGGAGGGCGGGCTGGCCGGGCTCGGGATGGACCCGTCGCAATCCACCGATCTCTCTGCTCTCCTTGCGGCGATTGGACAGCCGCTGCCAATGGGGCCGGGCGTCCATATCCCGAGGCCCCCAGAGCAGAAGGACCAGAAGCAGTCGGACTCGGGTTTCGGGGGGCTTGGCGACGCTCTCAGCAAACTTGGCCAGACCCATAAGGGAGGCGGCCTTGGGCCGGGCCAGACCGGGGCCGGGCTGGGCGCTCTGGCCAATCCGCCTGACGCCGACATCTCGGGCATGAACGTCGATATGAACCCGGCCGACTTCGCCGAATTTAGTGGCGGCGAGTTCGCCCAAGGCGGCATCGTACGACCAAGATTTCAGGATGGCGGCGTCGGCGATGGCACAAACGGCACCACCGCAGCGGTAGGCGATCCCGGTGTTGGAACGCCGGGGCCGGGCAACCCCGGGGGACTGGGGTTCGGCATCAGCGGCGCCACGAGTGGCTCGGGCTCGGCGAACGCGGGTAATGCAGTGGGGGGTCACGGGGGCGGCGCCGCCGCCAGCGGCAGTGACGGCTTCGGTGCTGGCGGCAATCCCGGCAACCAAGGCAATGTGTCGCCCGCGCAAGTGGCGCTCGATCAGCAAAGTTTAGCGCACGCCGCAGCCGTACATGCTGCGCAAAATCAGGGCGTACAGGGCCTCAACCCCGCAGTTCAGAACCCACTTACTGTGGCAGCGCAGTTGGGCCTTGGTCACCTCGGTGCTCTAAGCAATGTGAGCCTCGCCCATCCGACGCCTCAAGTGACGGTTTCGCCGCTCGCGCCGCCGCCGTTCCATATTAACCCTGATGTGGTGACGCAGCTCAACAACCAATTTAATCCTCTGCACGATATGCGCCGGGGCCTGTTCGGCCCGCAGGCCTCTCCCTCCACTTCGCATGTCGCCACGGTCGCCAACCCGGGACAGGGGCCGCATGGGCCGAGCACGGCGGTTACCGGCGGGGCGAACAACAGCGGCGGGCCGGGGGCTGGGATAGCGGGGATTGCCGCAGCTCCCGCGTCGGTGGGGAACACGGGCGTCGCGAACAATAACTTCGGGCGCGGGTACATTCCTGCCAGCGCAGTCTCCAACCCGAACACTGGCGGTCGCGGCTTCGGCTTTGGAGGGATCGTACGACCGGGGTTTGATGATGGCGGCGTTGCTGCTGCCGCTGCGGGTGATCCTGCTGGCGGTGTTGGCGGCCTCGGCGGCGCTGGCACCGGCGGTCCATCAAGCACTGGCTCATTTGGCGGAATTAGCGGCGTTGGCGGCACTGGTGGCGGTCTTGGCGGCGCTGGTGGCTTTGGCTTTGGAAACAGCACCGGAAGCTTCGGCGGGGGCGATAGCGTTGGCATCGGCGCTCCCGCTGGTCCTGCTGGCCCCGGCGGCGCTGGCGCGGGCGGCGGCACAGGCTCTGGCAGCAGCGCGGGCGGCGACGGCGCATCAGCGTCTGGTGGCCCGGGTGCGGGAACCTCGGGCACTGGCGGCGGGAGCACAGGCAGCGTCGGCGGCGGCGGTCATGGCGGCGGGACGGCCTCTGGACCCGGCTCTCAGTATGGGGTTCTCGCCTCTGGGGCGCACACCGCGCTGGTTGCTCTCCAGCATGGATTGGCGATATCGCCCGATGTGGCGCTGCGGGCGGCGCAAGCGATACAGAACGGATTGGTGAGCCCGGCAGACGCGAAGTCACTTTCGCTCAACAACGCGATCAACCACCAGTTAACTCAGCTACGCGGGAGCGGCGGCGTGGGGCCTGCAACCACTTCGAATGTTGTCAGCAACCCAAACCAACAAGCCCAGTACAACGCTATTCAAGCTCTCCTTGGCCACCTTGGTCAGCCATCATTGCCCGGGCTTAGTGGAGAGGCGCCCGGGCTTTCGCCGGGCATGTCGATGGGGTTCCCGGCATTTAACCCTTCCCTCGGCGCGCACGGCATACAGGGCACGCCTGCCCCGGCCGGGACGCTGGGACCGGCTCATAATTTTGGCGGCACGGGTGGTGCGAACAACACAGGAGGGCTTGGGGCGGGAATCGCGGGTAATTCTACGGCTGCGCCGAGCATGGCGGTTACCGGCGGGGCGGACAACAGCGGCGGGCCGGGCGCAGGCATCAGCGGTAACGCCACGGCGCTTGCGCCGGGGCCGGGGCCGTCCACGAGCCATACCCAAAATATGACGCTAGGGATGCTGGCTGCGCCCGCGACAGCACAAGCATTGATGGGGCAACTTGGCCCTGCTTCGGCAGGGTTGGGCACGGTCGGGACCGGCGGAGCGAACAATTCTGGCGGCCGGGGCGCCGGGCTCATGGGTAACCAAGTCTCCGGTGGTCGCGGCTTCGGGCTCGGAGGCATCGTGCGGCCGGGTTTTTTGGAAGGGGGCGACGCACCGGCTGACGCGCCCCCGACTGCGCCTGAAGCCGCCCCTGCGCCGCTAGACCCCAATACAGCCGACCTCTCCAAGCGGATCATCGGCGTCGAGAGCGGCGGGAAGAACCTCGTCAGCCCGGCGGGAGCGCGCGGGCCGGGCCAGATCATGCCCGGAACCTTCGCTCAGTATGCCCGACCCGGCGAGAGCATCGATAATCCGAAAGACAACATGGCGGTCCACGACCGGATCATGGCCGACTACGCGCAGCGCTGGCCCAATGATGCGGCGCGTCAAGCGACCGCCTATTTTTCCGGTCCCGGCAATGTCGCGCCTCCCGGCTCGGCAACGCCGTGGAAGCGCAACGTCAGCGACGTTAACGAAAACGTGTCGAAGTACGTCGATAGCGTCGGGGCAGGCGGCGGCAATGGCTTAGGGGGTGCCGGAACGCTGGCCTATGCTGGCGCGGACCAGAACCAGCAGCAGCGGCAGTTCCAACCGAGCGCCCTTGCCCATGCCGACCCGGAGACGCAGATCGGCGCGGCGATGGATGACGCCGCCCGCGCGCCCGACAAGCAGCTATTGCAGTCCAATTTCAGCAACGCCTTGATGCAGGCGGGCTTTGCGATGATGGCGAGCCGGTCGTCACATCCCGGGGTCGCCATCGGCGAAGGCGCAATGGCTGGCATGAAGTACATGCAGGACCAGCAAACGCTCGACCGCGCGTGGAAACTGAACCAAGCCAAGATCCAAGAGCTGGGCAGCGAGTCGCGCTATCACGACGAGCAGACCTCGCTCGGGGCGGCGAACCTGACGCTGGAATGGTACAAGGCTCAGCGCGATAACTGGAACGTCCAGTATCAGGCTTATCTGGCGAACGGCGCTCATGGCGATCCGCCGCCATATCCGCCGATGCCGCCGCTCCCCAATTTGGGCGGGGGCGGGGGCGGCTCAGCGCCTGCTTCTGTGGCGGCGCCCGCTGCGTCAACACCAGCGCCTTCGGCGGCCCAGCCGCCGGTTCCGGCTGCTTCTGGCGAGGTTGTCCAACCTCCTAAGAAGGCCGCTGAAGCTCCTCCGGTTCAGGCCCCTCCTGCTCCTGCCCCCGACACGGCGAAGCCGCCCAGCGAGGCTCCTGCGCCCGCTGATGCAGCCACGCAAAGGGAGGGGCCTGATTGGTTCAAGGCGCAGGGCATCCCAGACGATCAGAACCCGTACGAAATGTACCGCTTGGCCAAGGCATACCAAGCCGCCGCTGGCGTAAACCCAGAGAACGCCAAGACAGCGGAGGAGTATCGCAAGCGGGGTGACGCCATCTGGAACAGCGGGATGGCCGGTGGCGTCCAGATCCCGAGCGTCGCCAGAGCCAAGCAGCAGATCGAAGCGCAGACCAAGTACGGCGGCGCGATGGGTGAGACGGCAGGCAAGAACGAGGGCGAGATTCAGGCGAAAATGGATTCGCGCGCCTCGACTGACCAGAGCCTTGAGAGAATGCAGGACATCATGCTGCATTTCACTCCCGAGCGCTTCGCTGAAGACAAGGCTGGCATCACCGCAGCGTTGGTATCGATATTCGGTCAGGATGCTGTGAGCGCATCCGCACTGGATCAAGCGCAAAGCTACCAAGAGTTCAACAAGGATGCCTACAAGCTGGTTATGAACCAAGCCAAGGAGCAGGGCGGGCGGCTGCTTGCCCAAGAGATCCAAACCTTCGCGAAGGCATCGGCGCAGCCGGGACTAACGCCGGGGGCGGCGGCGGCGATCATCGCCCAGACCCGTGGCCTCCTGCATTGGCAGGACGCCCACGACAGCGCATTCCTCGACTGGAGGGATCAGCATCCCGCTGACAATCCGGCCAAGTTTGATCGCGAATGGCTGAACCCCAAAACGCACCCCGAAAACCGGCCCAAGGCCTTTATCGATAAGGCGCGGAAGAACTTCCCCTATCAACATGACATGGACAATCTGACGAAGGAGCAGCTTGAAGACGGGCGCGCCTACATGACGACAGATCAGACGACGGGGGAGCAGAAGCCAATGCGGTGGAACGCCAAGAAGCAGCGGTTCCTCACCTATACGCCGGAAGAGTGACGTGGCCGACGATGAAGAGGGCGTGACGTTTGAGCAGGCAACGGGTCGAGCCGCGCCTGCGCCAGCCCCGGAGCAAGCGGCTCAGCCGACGACTGGTCAGGTTATCGTCCACGCACGTCCGAAGCCGAAGGCGCCGCCCGCGCCGATCCCGCCTCACGAGGCCGCGCCGCTCTCGGTCCAGCCCACTGTCGCCGCGCCCTCCGCAGAAGGGCAGCAGCCGCCCGAACCATCTAAAATTGCGCGCGAAGAAGAGGGCGTGCCGTTCGAACAGGTCGCCCCGCCACGCTACCCGGGACTGGCCACCGATATCGGCAAGGGGGCGTGGGGCGGCCTCGCGGAGGGAACCGAGGGGATCTTCGGCTTGCCGCACGATCTCCCTAATATTGCCGACTACGGCATTGATTGGGCGGCGGCCCATGCCCGCTCGGCGGTTACCGGCGAAGACCCGCAAAGCTTGCTCAAGAGCACCCATGGTTCAGCCATGCGGGTGATCTTCGGCGACGACGCTGCTGATGCCTTGGGGAAGTTTTCTCCGCTGACCTACTGGCCGGGCGCCGCCAAGTGGAAGGCAGGCGCCAAGAGTATCGGCCTCGATCCCGATTATACACCGCAGAGCATAGGCGGGCGGTACGCCCATGAGATCGCTGCGTTCCTCCCCGGCGCGGCCTTGCCAATCGGCGAGGCGGGCCTGCTCACGCGGCTCGGGCAGTCTGTCGGCCCGGCCATTGGTTCCGAGACGCTTGGCCATGCGGTGCAGGGCACTGGGTGGGAACCGGCGGCGCGGCTCATTGGGGCCGGGGCTGGCGGCCTTGGGCAGTACGGCGCAACCGAGGCTGGGACGGCGGCGAGATCGTGGGCGGAACCGCTGACCACTTCAGGGAAATTGAACAGAGCAGCGAGGGATTTCCAACGGGGGACTGACGACCCCGATGCGGCGCTTCAGGCGATCAGGCAAGCCCGCTCGCAGACGCCGCCGGGTGGCGCGACCGGCGAGAACATCCCCGGCTCCAAGCCAACGACCCCTCAAGTCACGGGCGACTATGGTCAAGCCGACATGGAGCGCCAGCTCCAGATGGCGAACCCGGCTCAGCACGCCAAGCAGATGCAGGCGCAACGCGCCGCCCAGACGACGGCCCTCAAGGGGGTTCAGGCGACGGGGGCGCCAGAAACCGTCGCCGACCTGATCACCCAGCGCCTGCAACAGATCGACCAGAACCATGAGGCACAGGTCGAGATGGCGCGGCAACTGCACGAGGAGGGGCAGCAACTGCACGGGCAGGGGGTCGCCCAAGCGGAGGAGGCGGCGCGCGGCGCGACTGGTCAGGTCGCTCGGCAGGGCGAGCCGGAAACTCTCGGCGCGCGGGCGAGGAAGGCCATTGCCGATTCGATGGCGGCGCGAAGGGCCGAGGAGAAGAGGCTTTGGGATGCGATAGGGGCCGACAAGATCGGCGTTCGACCTCACCAGATCGGGGGTCAGGCCAGAAGGCTTCAGCGCCAAGTGGGGCGAATGCAAAAGCCGATGGAGGGCGACGAAAGGCGGATCTTCGACAATGCCTCCCAGCTCGGCAAGGACGTGACGAAGCTTTCGGACATCACTGACCTCACGTCCGATCTCAAAACGGCAATGCGCAAGGAGCGGATGACCAACGGCAAGACGCCAGCTCTCGCGCGGATGGCAGAACTTCTCAAGACGGCCGAAAACGTCATCAAGAACGCCGCCACCCGGCAGAGCGCCAAGGAGGCAGAGGAGGGTATGGGGCGCCTGCGCGCCATGACCCCGCAGGACCGCGCCAACATTATGAAGGCGCGGGCGGCGAGCAGGGCGCGCGGCGACATCGAGCGCGGGCCAGCCGGGGCGATCACCCGGCAGGGCGCGACGGCGGATTCCTATCGTACGATGGAGTCGCAAGTCCCCGGCAAGATCTTCGCCAAGGGTCCGACCGGCTACCAGAAGGCCAAGGCCTACGCCGATGCGACCGGCAAGCCGTGGCTCGACCCGTTTACGGACATCGTCTCCGACTCGATGGCGCGGCATGCGGCGCCGGATGGCGTGATCGATCCGGCCAAGCTCGCCAAATGGCAGCAGGATTACGGCGAAGCGCTGCGCGCCTTGCCCGACGAGGTGCGCGAGAACTACGTCAAGGGGCCTGCCGAGGCAGCGGCGCAATTGGCGAAGGATGCAGCGGGCCGACGGACTGCGATGGTCGCTCATGGCAAGATCGATATCGTCAAGCAGATGGGCAAGACCTCGCCAGAGGCCGCCGCGCTGCGCGCCAATCCAGCGTTCAAGGCTTTCGAAGGCCTGACCAGCGCCGATGATGTCCAGAGGGCCGTCGGCGGCCTTCTCGGTCGCACGGATTCGGTCACACGGCTGCGTGAGCTACGACAGTTTCTCGCCCAGCAGCCCGATGGCGCGGCGGCGCTCGACGGGTTGAAGCGCGCCACTCTTGATCATGTCATCCAGAAGGTCATTAGCCAGACCGAGGCAGGGATGACGGGGATCAAGCAACTGAAGCCGGGAATGACGCAGAAGCTCATCGCCGATGACCGGGCGCGCCTTGAGGCGGCGGGGCTCGACCAGCGGCAGCTCGCCGCGCTTGACGGGATCGCGGCCGATATCGAGCGGCAGCAGCGGTTCTTCGCCACCAAGGCCGCCGGGCAGTCGAACACGCCGCAGGATTTGTTCAGGATGATGAAGAAGGCATCCCAGACCGAGCACGGCATCGGCTTCTGGGGTAAGCTGTTTGCGGCCCATGAGACAGGTGGCTGGCGCGCCGCAGGGCTCTATCTTGGCAGCGAAGCCGTCAACCATATGCGGAACGCTGGCCTTGAGAAGGTTGAGCAGCTTTTACAGAATGCGGTGCTGAACCCAGATCAGGCAGAGGCCTTACTGACCCACAAGGCGCCGATGATTTCCAACCGTGGGTGGCAGAAGCGCTTGTCTTCTTCGCTCAAACGCAACGCCATGTACGGCACGCTCGCGGCGGAGCGCCATCAGGCCTTGGATCGGCCGGGGCCTGCTGGCCGCGACGTGTACGTCAGAAAGTCCGGTGCCTTGCAATAGGGGCTGGGTCGAGCACCTCGACATCGATTGGCCTACCGCGCTCGTCCCATGCCTGCCACCAACGGAGCAGGGTCCGGTGCTTGAAGGCTGCGATCAGAACTAGGATTGTGAACCAGAACAGAAAGGCGAATTGCCAAGGCGGCAGGCGACCGTGCGTCACCGCGTCGAACTGCAACGCCCCTAACACGACGAGCTGGAAGGCGCTGTACCACGCGAGCGTATAGCGCCATTGTTCGCTCTGTAAGAGGCGCCCAAAGGCCGCGAGCACGCCCCCGATGATGAGGGCGAGGCCGCAGATGCCAAGAATGGAGCCAAGCACAACCATCACGGCTCCTCGGGGAACAGGGTCTGCGACCACTTCGCGGTGACCATCGCGCCCTCTAGCTGCTGCTTAGCGTCGTTGAGATGCCGCCACGCATCCTTCGGGCGCCCGTCGGTCATCGCCTCCTCCGCGTCGAGGAGGAGATCCTTCACCTCGCGAACGCGCTCGGCGACCTCACTGATGGCGCGCGAGTAGTTCTTCGCCGGGGTGGTCATTTAGAAACCCATGGCGCCGGGATCGCCCATTTCGCCATGCGCCGCCGTTTCATACGCCCATATCTGACGAACAGGCGTTTCCGCCATGCGGCCTGTTCCTCGGGGGTGCGTTGGTAATTGCGCTGCCATGCGTTTATCCATTTTTTGGTGCCATAGATGGTCATCCCGTCGCCCTCTCAGCGATGTCCCGCCAGCGCTTCTCCATCGCCGAGGTCACCCGCGCGATCTCGTCACTGGTGAGAAAGTCCATCCACTCATCGAGAAACCGCGTTCCCTTGGCCGCAGCAGCGTCGCCGTCTGCCTGAAGGCGCTCCTCCAAGGACGGCTTGCGCGCGGCGCGCGGGGCGCGCGGCGGCGGTTCGGGGGAAACGGGAGCCGCCGGGCTGGGGGGCAAAACAGCGGCTCCCGCCCCATCCGGCGTCGGTGCGCTGACGCCAGATTCTTTGATCTCGCCCGTTACCGGGTCCACCTTGGAGATCGCCTTGAGCTTCTCTTCCAGCGTCTCGGGCGTCGGCCCTGCCGCCCGCTCTTCGGGGAAGAGCTGGTCGAGCGTGGACTCGCCGGTCTTCAGCGCCGCTCGCATGCCGCCAAGATCGACAAGGTGGTCGAGCGTAACGTCGTCGAGGTGGCTGATCTCCAGAGCCCGCAAGACCCGCTCGGTCTGGACCCCCATCTTGTTGAAGTAGGAGATGGCGGCGTCGCGCCTCTCGACCAGCGTCTTCTGGTCGCCCTTGATGACGCTCTCGACGCTCTCTAGCGCTCGCCTCCATACTGTCTTGGGGATCGCCCCGAGGATGGCGTTGCGCCTTGCGACCGAGATCGCCGCCGCGCCAGCGATCTGGATCATGTCGGCATCGACGCTCTTTCGGCCTCGCTTCAGCTCGATGCGGCGCCGCGCGCGGGCGACGTAGCCGACATTGCTTTCCAGATCATGGACGAGAGCCTCGGCCTCGACGTAGCGCTCGATGCGGTCCTCGTGCGTGACGCGCGCCGCGCAACGCACATTGCCCCACGCGCTCAAAACAACTTCCGCAAACCTGATGCTCGGACCTCTGATCTGCTTGCCGCCACGCGGCACGCTGTAGATGCATTCCTCCGCCATCTGCGGGTCGAAGGTGGCAAGGCTGATCATCATGTCGCGAGCCCGAGCTGGCGAGCGCGGCCACGCATGGGCCGTGGCGATCTGCTGGTCGATCTCGGCTTTCGTCAGCGTCGCAGCGAGCGATACCGGCACGAGCGGGTTCTCGACCTCGGGCGCCGGGGCCGGGCCAGTGAGCACCGGCATCTCTTCGTCTTGGTAGCGTTGGTCGCTCATGGCTGTTGTTCTCCGGGGGTTTCAGGGACAGGGCCGTAGAGCACCTCGCGGATGCGCCGCAGGGCTTCCTCGCCGTCGCACTCGTTGAGGATGGCGTGGATGTCGGCTCTCGTTGTGTCGGGCTTCGGCTTTGGCTTACGCACAACTCTCTTCGCAATCTTCTTCTTTACGACCTTCTTAACCATCTGCTTCCTCCTTCCAAATCAGCACGCCCGGCAGATCGCGCACGCCGAGCAGGATGCCCATCTTGATGGCGTCATCAACGGCGGACGCCCGAAAGTACGGCTTGAGCCGCTCAAACTGGAGCGCCTCGAAATTGGTGATCTTGTACACCCAGTGGGCTGCTTCAGTTTCCTCTGGCGGCTTCGGGGTATTCTCCGCGAACTTGCGGTAGAACGAGATGATACGCCGCATCCGCTTCGACAGCGGGCCGAAGAAGGCGTTGTTCTGGTTGCCGCCCCGGCTCTTGCGCCATGCGTCGCCGATGCGCAGGAGCGCAGCTTCAGCGCCTTCAAGGATGGCGGCGGCGTGCGGCTTCGGGTCGTTGCGCGCGGCATTGGCGCGCTCGGCCACCAGTTCGATGTCAGCGAGCAGCTCACCGTATTTCTCAGCCAGAGCGGGCGCATGAATATTCACGACTTCACCTTAACCGAGCGATATGAGGTCGGCTCGACCGTGTAGCCCTTCCGGCGCACCGTCTTGGCTTCGACCAGCCGCCCGTCGAGCAGCCTGCCCTTGGCGTAATTGCCCAAGATCGAGATGATCTCGGCGTCAACCGGCCGCCGCGCCTTGGCTGCGGCGTTGCCATCGTCTTCCAGCCGCTTCAGCCCTTCGCGCATGTCGCATAGCGGCCCGATCCGCTCGTTGGCGGCGAGATCGACGATTGCGCCGTCGTCGTTGCGATAGATGTCCAAGACGGTCGCGGCGTCCTTCCCCCAGTCTATGCCGTAGGGGTCTTTCTCCGCGACGCGGCGCCAGAAATCCGCCGCTAGCTCGCGGAATTTGTCCATTAGAGCGGGCATGAGCGGCACGTCGATGATCTCAACGTCGAGCCCGGCGTCGCCGATGGTGATCGCGGTCACCGCTGCCCACTTTGCTTCCGCCAGAGCCGCCTCGATGGAAACCTGTATGGCGATCCACAACGGCAGCGCGACCTCGCCGGTATCGCGATCCTTCCATGCGCGGAAAGCCTGCTGCCCGACGCTCTTGACCTGAATGACGCCGGGGCCTTCGATATCAAGGCGCCACGCTACGAGGTCGGGCGTCGCGCCGATCCGCGCCTCGGTATCGCGGTAGTAGTGGATATTGTGGTGAACGATCCACTCTGGCCGCTCTTCCTCAATGATGCTGGGCGCAATCTTCTCGATGACATCGCCACGGCGGGCGAGCCGCGCGTCGATGATGTCAGGCTTGGGGACGAGGCCGCTCTTCTGCGCCCACAATTGATAGGCTGAAACATAGGGGTGAATGTCATCTCCGAAGAGGGCGGCGGCCACTGACGCCGTCAGGTCTTCTTTGCGCCACTCCAGCCACTCTGGCCGGTTGGTGATCTCGCGGCGCTCAATTGGCATCTGTGGCCTCTGGCTCGGCCTTGAACGCCGCCATCCGGCGCAGCAGCTCGCAGGCGACGCCGAGCCGTTCGTAGCCCTTCTGCTCAAAGACGTAACCGAGCATCTCCGAGAACCGCTCGACCCCGAGGTGGTCGATGATCACCCCGATCAGATCTTCCCAATGCTTATTGTCGAGCGTGTGCATATTGCTCCCCCCTCTTGGGGCGGGGATAACGAGCGCCGCAGTCCCCGCCCCGTTGATCAGGCCCATGCCCGGCGCTCCCCCGGAACGCCGCCTCCCGGCTGCGGCCCGATTTCCGCTATGTAGCAGCAAGCGCGACATAAGGCAAATCCGTTGGTTGACCTTGCGACGCAAGATATGAGACAAGAGGGCCGCAATGCGCCTTGACCGCTACCTTGAAGCACACAACACGCCAGTTGAACGGTTCGCCGAGTCTATCGGGGTCCACAGAACGAGCGTCTACAGATTTATGAAAGGGCTGGCGTTCCCCCGGCCCAGTACGATTGAGCGCATCACCGAGGTGACCAAGGGCAACGTGACCGCCAACGACTTCATCGCCCTGCTGCCAAGCAAGGACCGCCGACTGACCGCTGTCGGTTGACCCCATGATCGTCGCTGGCATCGACATTGGCGTCAGTGGGGCTATTGCGGTCCTCTCATCCAGCGGCTCGATCATCGAAATCCACGACATGCCGGTCCTCAAGGACGGCCCAAAGCACCGCAACAGCGTCAACGCGCCATTGCTCGCCGACATCCTCGCCAACAGCCGTGCTGAGCGCGTCCTGATCGAGTGGGTGGGTGTGCGGCCCGGCGAGGGCGCGGTAGGAGCATTCGCATTCGGCCGGTCACGCGGCGTCTGCGAGGGCGTTTGCGCCGGGCTCAATCTGCCCGTCCAGTTCATCTCCAGCCCGCAGTGGAAGCGGCTGCACAACATTCCGCCGGGCAAGGACGGGACCAAAGACCTCGCCCGCTCGAAAGCAATCGCCCGCTGGCCAGCCCGCGCCGATCTCTTCAAGCGGGTTAAGGACGACGGGCGCGCGGAGGCCGCTCTGATCGCCGCCGCCGGGTTCATGTTGGAGGGCGCGGCTTGACCTCTTTCGCAGCCATGAAGGGCGGCGATGTCCTTTGCTATGTCCGCGACGCCCTCCTCAAGGTGGCGGCGGACAAGCGGTCCTTTCTGGAGCAGTCGGCGGCGATTGGCGGCGTCCCGCTCAAAGACGAGGAGCTGGCGGAGGTCAATGCGCTCGGCGCGGCGGCTGACCTTGTCCAGTACGCGGTGACCGCCGGGCAAGCCGCGAAGGGCAAGGAGCGGCCCCCGCCCGGCTGGGTCATGGGAATGGCGGCGCAGGCGCGGGTGGCGCTCAGTTCGCCGGAAGGAGAGAACCAAGGCTAAGGCGAGGAAAAAATGTCAGCGGCGCAATGGACTGCATGGGTCGATCAAGCTCGCAACGCCGACATCCTCGCAACGGCTCAAAGCCTCGGCGCCCGGTTGAAGAAGTCGAGCACCACCGAATGGGAAGGCCCCTGTCTGGTCTGCGGCGGGACTGACCGCTTCTCGATCAACGTCAAAAAGCGCATTTTCAATTGCCGAAAATGCGGCATTGCGGGCAACGTCATCGGTCTTGTGCAAGCGGCCACCGGGGCCGCTTTCTTAGAGGCCTGCGAGCACCTCAACGGCACGCCGCGTCCTGACCGCTCTCGCGACGAAACGGCGGAACAGCGCAGCTCCCGCCTCGCTGAGAACGCCGCGCGCAATGCGGCCTACCAGCAGCGTCAGGAGGAAGATCGCGCCGCCGAGGCGGCTCGGGCTCGCCACACCGAGCAAATAATATCGGCGGTCCTCGACCGGGCCGTGCCGATCTCGGGGACGCATGGCGAGGCCTATCTCAGGGGGCGCGGGCTCAACCCGCATAAGCGGTTCGTCGGTGACATCAAGTTCGTTCCTGATCTCGACTACTGGGGTGTGAGCGACAACGGCACCCGAAGCATTGTCCACCTCGCCACACTGCCAGCCATCGTCGCCGTCATCCGCAATTTTGCCAGCGACATTATCGGCATCAGCCAGACCTATCTCGATCCGGTCGAGCCACGCAAATGGACCCCAACCGGCTCGCCAACCAATTCCCCCACCAAAATCAGGGGGGAAAAAAGGGGGGGAATGATCCGCCTTGGGAAGATCGGCGAAGTGCTGGCGCTCGGCGAGGGCTGGGCTAACTGCCTCGCATGGCATCAGCTTGGCCACGGCCCGGAGAACGTGACGCTCGCTGCCGCTATTGATCTTGGCAATCTGGCGGGCGGCGCGACAGGACATGTGGATCATCCCGTCGCCACAGACGCTGATGGGCGGAAGCTCAAAATTAAAAACGGCGTTCCCGACCCAAAGTCGCCGGGGGTGATCCTGCCAGACGGAGCGGAGGTCAAGCAAATCATCTTGCTCGCCGATCTCGATAGCGAAACCTATTCCACCGCCGCCCATCTCCGCACTGCGGCCAAGCGATTTTTGGCCAAGGGCATCTCGGTCGAACTGGCGTGGCCAGACCGGGCGACCGATTGGAATGACGTGCTCATCCGAGAGATGATGATGGAGGCCGGTCATGGGGTCGCCGCCGCCAGTCCTTGACCATCCATATCGTACGATTGAGAGCGCCGAAGACTTTTTAAAGCGCACCGATTGGATTTTTCAGCCGCCGGTCAAAAGCCGGTTCGGCGCCATCAGCCTCGACCAGCTCGACGATCAGGGCGAGCAGTTCGACTGGCTGGTCAGCGGCTGGCTGTCGAGCCGCGACCGCTCGGTGCTGGCGGGCGACAGCAAGGCTGGCAAATCGTTCTTCGCGCTGGAGCTGGCGCTATGCGTCGCGTTCGGCCGTGACCTGTTTGGTTTACCGACCAAAAAAGGAGGGGTGGTTTACCAAGTCGGCGAAGGCTTGCTTGGGTTCAAAAAGCGGCTGCGCGCGTGGCGCGCCTACTACGGCGCCGACTTCACCCGAGAGGTGCCGTTCAGGTTATTTCAAAGGGGGATCGATATCTATCGCGACTTTGATCAGGTGGACGCGCTGATCGAGGAGATTTTGCAGCATGCCGCGCTGTTCGACGTGCCCCTGCGCCTCGTCGTGATCGACACGCTCGCCAAGGCTTCCATCGGCGCCGATGAGAACGCCGTGAAAGACATGGGCGTGGTGATGAGAAATGTGGAAAAAATCAACGAGCGAACCGGCGCGCATGTGATGCTCATCCATCATCTCACCAAAGGCGGCGTCGTGCGTGGATCGACCAGCGTCTACGCGGGCGTGGATCAAGTTTTGCTGCTGACGCGCGATGAGCAAACCAAGCTGCGCACGCTGTCCCTCGACAAGCAGAAAGACGACGAGGAGGGCGTCTCGCTCAGCTTCGAACTGGAGAAGGTGGCGCTAGGCACCGACGAGGACGGGAGACAGGTCACCTCATGCATATGCCAAGCGGTGAGCGACCGCGACCGCATCCGCCGCGAGGAGGAGCTGCGAGGCATGCGGATGTCGGTCGCGCTGGAGGTGTTCGTCAAAGCGTTCTTTGAGGCCGAGAGGCGCTACGGGATGCCCGTGCCGCCCCAGCTCGACCTACCGCCGTCTGTCCGTTCAGTGGCCTCGTGGGAGGACGTAAAGCGGGTCTACGGCGACATGGCGCCGAGCGACGCCCTCACCCGCGAGGAGCGCACGACCGACGAGCAGGAGGCGCTGACCGAAAAGCACTTCCAGATGCTGAAGTCGAGGCTCCGCCGGTTCCGCGAGGAGTCGATTGCGCATGGTATTTTGAAATTTGACACGCTGGAAAACAGGGCGCTCTGCTGGTGGACAGGGAAGCCACTGCGGGCCTTTCCGCATACCCAGCCGCCGAAGAAAGAGGATATTGATCCGATCTACGCGGTCGAGTTCTAGGGCTACCTTTTCGCCCTACGCGCCTCCTGCACTGCCCTCTTTCGCGCTTCCCAGTCGGCGGGCGTTTTGGGCAGGGACGGGATTCTCATTTGTTCAATATCTTTTTCGTCCGCTGAGCGAAGAAGAAATTCCTTCTTCTTGAAGAGGATGAAGGCCTCGGTGCGTTTGACGCTCTGGGCGTCTGGGTGCAATGCCGAAAGCACAAGCTTGTATTCGTCATTGGTGAACGGCGGACGCACTCGACCCGTCGTTCTGGAAAGCAATTCCTTGCACTTCTCCAGCAGCTCACCATCCGCCTCGTCGCGCTGCGCTAGTCGTTTATCGACCCCGTCCCGTACTCGCTGCTCAAATGAAATTTCAAGTTGGGCCGCCAGCACCTTAAGTCGCGCCTCGACATGGGTGCCTTGCGCCTTGGACAGCTTATTAGGCTGCTGCGGCGCTATGTTATCTTCGGCAACCACCTCCCCAAGCGCCCGCTCCACCACAATGCGGGAGCGCCCGCTTTCTTTCTCGGCTTGGATGACGGTGGGGTAGACCCCATGCATGGCCTTGTGCGCGCGAATAACATTTTTGGCCTCATCGCGTACCTGTGTTGGGCGCGGTGTGGCGGGAGCCTTTTTTCTAGCCCGCACTTTGTCGGCGATGGCGCGCATCCCTGCCTTGCCTGATTTCGCAGAGGCAATCTCTTCCGGCGTGCCACCCTTCAGGATGGTTTTCGCAGATTCGATGGTGGTTCTCGGCACGTCCAGCTTCTCGGCTGCATCATCAATAAAGACTGCATTTGCAGTTTTTTCCTTGGGCGGGCGACCATGCGCCGCCGTCACTAACGCTGCCGCTACAAATGCACGCTCGGCTACGGTCATATGCCTCCGGGTCATGTTCTTGCTGAGCGAGAACGCGAAGGGGTCACCTTCGTGAACAACTGTCATTGGTTCGACGCCCGCCATCACACAGGCGCGTTCTCGATTGCGCCCATCGAGGAGCTTGCCGTCAGGCGTCAATGTGAGTGGTTCAAGCAGACCGTTGGCAGCGATGTCATCGGCAAGCGCGCTGAGCTCAGTCGGCCCCATCTCTGGCCATGCG